ACGATGATGATCGCGACTCCCTTGAAGTGGTAGCTGCCCTTGGCGTCGAAGTACCCGGTCGCCCACCACAGGTCCTGGTCGGTGATCGTCATGCCGGCTGCTCCTCGTGGTGGGAAGGGTTAGCGCAGTACACCGAACAGCCTCCTGGGTGCCGGAGGTGCTCGCGAGGGCGCGCGCAGGCCTGGAAACCGGGCCGCTGCTCCCAGTCCCACCCGTGTACCATCGCCGCCGCCTCCGGCTCGGTGACCGGGTTGATCGCGGTGACGTGCGTATGGCCCAGCGCCTTCAGGTCGTGCTCCATGCCCGCGCGGCAGGTCGCCATGTGCCCGGACCATCCCTTGTGCGGCCCGTCGGGAACGAGGCGCAGCACGAAGCACCGGTGTCCGCAGAACTTGCAGTAGGACCCGGCCATCAGGGGACTTCCTTCGGGTCCGGCATGCCAGGGCTGGTCTCCCATAGCCGGTTCTGGATGATCGACTCGGCCTCGTAGGCGGCACTTCCGATGTCGTCCCAGCCGCCAGAGGAACCGAACCCGATCTCCGTGAAGTCCTCCTCGTAATGGCCGCGCCGCTTGACGGAGAACTCGATGAGGTACATGTCGGACATCAGGGGACTTCCTCCCGTACGGTTACCGTCACGGCGCACAGGTGCGGTTCGCGGCCCGTGGCGCAGTTATTGCAGGTAACAACGCTTTCCCCTAGCTCGGCTAGGTGCCAGGCGCAGATCCCGAGCCTGATCGCGTGCTCATGCACGCAGGCCGCCTCGATCAGCGTCACGGGATCTGTCATGCACGTGAATCCGTTCAGGGACCAGGTGCAGAACAGGACGGCGTCCCCGGGCGGGATGTCCTCCAGCCTCATCGCGCGCTCCCTGGACGGAAGGGCGGCCTGTCAGCGGCGGCCATCGGCATGTCAGGCGTCCTTCACGTCGGCCGGGTAGGCCCAGGAGGCGAAGGTGCACTCGGCCTCGGCCCTGGCCATGCGGCCCAGGGCATCCTTGCGCTGGGCCGCGCTCATCGCCTCCCACTCGGCGCGCGGGACGACCTCGATCCGCTCGCTCCGGCGGGCCTCCCCGTGCCCGACGATGATCCGCACTACGTCCCCGGTCACGATGCCGCGCTCCTTTCCTGTAGGGCCTCGCAGGTCCTGCTGTGCTCGCTCAGCCAGTGGACCCCGGGCGTCCCGTTCGGGACGGCCACCATGCCATGTCCCTGGCAGTGATCGCAGGAATCGCAGCAGAACGGCCTGACCCCGTTGGTCAGCCGCTCGCACCCCGGAGACTGGCACTTGTGCAGGTCCCCGGGAGGGCAGCCGAGCACCCGGCAGTCGTGGGCCCGGCCGCTCACCATGGCTCCGCGCCTCCCTGCAGGGGCCTGCCGTACAGCTGCTCGTACATCCGGGCGATGGTCATCCGGTCCTTCTCGCGGCTGCTGACGTAGTCCTCGGGCAGGTTGGTGATGAGGATCAGCGCGCTCTCCTCGGCCGTGCTCAGCTTTTCCGGCTCCATGCTCAGCCCCTGAGCTCGTCGGGGCCGACCGGGATCCAGGCCGACTCGATGAACCGGACCTCGTAGGGCCAGGCGACGCTGTTCTCCGCCACGTGGCGGGCGATGTGCTCCTCGGAGTTGCACTGCGACTGGCCGATGCCGCTGAAGCGGCGGCGGCCGTTGGCCTTCCTGCGGTTGACGAAAGCCGCGCCGCGCTCCGGGTGGACGGTCCACCAGCACCTCACGACGTGCCGGAAGTAGATCCCGCCGGCGGGAGCTGCCAGCTCGTCCAGGGAGATGAAGTTGAAGTCATCCTCGGGCAGCTTGTCGCTTGCCATCAGAGAGTCCCTCCCGGGCACAGCGCGACGTCGTCGAGCTGCCAGTTTCCGTCCCCGTGCACGACCGGCTCCAGCGCCCTGCGCATGTCCGCGTCGACCTGGGAGACCACCTCAAGGTCGGCGGTTCCCTCGGGGACCAGCACCCTGACGGCGACCACCACCATCTTCCGGTTCTTCGTCATGCCCCCATGATAGCAAGGAAAGCTGTATAGTAGAAGCACGACGGGAAGCCCGGAAGGGGTGCCGGATAGCCGGGAAGGCGATGAGCGTAATGCTCAGCATCAGGGAGTACATGGAGGCCAGCGCTGACCACCGGCCGCTGACCCCGCAGGAGCAGGCGGACGCGATCACGGGCAACACCGACCTGGAACAGGACCCTCAGGCGCTGCCGGTCCCCTGTTAGCAACCCTCCTTGCCAGCGCCCGCCTTTCCACGGTAGGCTTCCTGGCTATGCCCGGAATGGACCCGAAGCTCCTGCAGGCAAGCCTCGACGCGGTGGCCGGGCGCGAGCGGGAGCTGGCCGAGTTCTTCTACGCCCGCCTGTTCCTCCTCGCCGTCAACCGCGACCAGCCTGAGGTCCAGGCCATGTTCCCGCTGGTGATGACCGCCCAGCGGGACCGCCTGCTGGGTGCCCTGGTGCAGGTCGTGCAGCTCGCCGCCAGCGGCGACACGGCCGCGCTGACCGCCCTGCTGGAGGACACGGGCCGCAGCCACCGGATGATCGCCGCCCTGCGTCCCGAGCACTTCCCGCTGGTCGGCGAGGCCCTGCTCGCCACCCTCGCCGAGTACGCCGGGAAGGCCTGGACGGCCGAGGTGGCCGCCACCTGGAACGAGGCCTACGCCCTGGTGTCCTCCGTGATGGTCAAGGCGATGGAGGACGACGGGTCTCCCCGGTGGTGGGACGCGACGGTGATCTCCTCGCGGATGCTGTCGCGGGACGTCCTGGGCCTCCTGGTGCACCTCGGCCAGCCGATGGCGTGGGAGCCGGGCCAGTCGGTGAAGGCCGAGATCGACGGGCCGCCCGCGCCGTCCGTCCGCCGCTGGCTCACCCCCGTCAACGCCCCGCCCGGCGCGGGCGACCGGCTGGAGTTCCACGTCCGGGTCATCCCCTGGGGGGTGTTCGGTCCCGCCCTGGCAAGGGCGGCCAGGCAGGGCGCGGCGCTGAGGCTCAGCGCCCCCGGCGGGACGCTGCGGCTGGACGGGGAGTCATCCCGGCCGGTGCTCATGATCGCCGGGTCTACCGGGCTGTCGCCGATGCTGGCGATGCTGGAGGCCCTCGCCCGCCGCCCGGACCCGCCGGCGACGTCGCTGTACTTCGGGGCGCGCGACCCCGAGGGGCTTTACGCGGCCCCCGAGCTGGATGGCATGACCGCCTCGCGCCCGTGGCTGTCCGTCACGTACGCGGTGGAGGCCCCGGCGGGAAGCACCCCCGGGTACCAGGGGGCGCACGGCACCGTCACGAGCGCGGCAATGCGGGACGGCCGCGACTGGAGCGGCCATGACGTGTACGCGTGCGGGCCGCCGACCATGGTCCGGGCGGCCCTGGACCGCCTGGCCAGGGCAGGCGTCCCGCCGGGCCAGGTGCACGCCGAGGAGTTCCTGTCCTAGCCACGAGAGGGAGGGGTCAATGGCACCCGCCAGCACGGGCCCGCTGCGGCGCAGGCTCACCGCCGACGACATCAGGAACTACGATTTCCCCGCGCGGTTCGGGCGGCCGGACATGGACGACGTGCGCATTTTCCGGGAGCGCGTGGCCGCCGAGGTGGAGCAGCTCGCCCTGGAGGCCCGTGACGCGCGCCGGTTCCCGGCCGCCGAGGTGGCGGCCCGGGAGGCCACCCGGATCCTGGCGGGCGCCCGGCGCACCGGCGAGGGCGTCATCGCGACTGCCCAGGCGCAGGCCCGGGACGTGACCCTCACGGCCCGGGACCGGGCCGAGAGGCTGGTCGCCGACGGCCACGCCCTCCGCGACGGGATCCTGGACCAGGCGCGCGGCCAGGCGGAGGCGGTCGTCGCCGAGGCGGCGGCCCGCTTCCCGGTCGATGCCCAGGCGCAGGTCGCCTACCTGCAGTCATTCGCGGAGCTGCTGACCGGGCAACTGCGCAGCGCCATCGAGGTGCTGGAGGCCCGGCGCCCGGGGATGCCGCCCGTCACTTCCTGAAGGCTGCGGCCGGGGGTACGCGGGCAGGCCAGGCTAGCACCGGGCTGCCGTAATCCCCCTGCTTATTAGGGCCGCGAGGGCCACGCCGCGATCTCACGGTACCCGGTCGCTACCGCAGTTCGCGGCGGACCACCCGCACCATGTCGCCTTCGGTGCCGTACCCGCAGAACCACACCCAGTCATCCGTGACCATGGCCTCATTCAGCTTCCGGTCCCGCTCGTCGGCCAGCTCGGGGTGCCGGTCATTGGCCTCGACCTCCTGCCCGGCATGAGCGATGGCCGCCGCCTTATCAGCGAACGGCGCTACCTCCACGTCACCATGGCGGTCCTCGGTGATCACGATGAAGACTTCAGTCGCCATCTTTCCCCCTGGGCCGTCCATGACGTCTCTCCCACTCCCGGTACCGGCGCGGGCCGACGATGATGATGACGGCCGACCAGGCCATCCCGGCGCAGGACAGCACGACGGCGATGATGAGCACCACCGTGCCGATGCCGTGGCTCTCGATCATGCCGTGCTCTCGCTCAGCAGCACGTCCTCGGTGACGATCACCAGCCGCCACTGGTCCTTCCCGAGGTCCGTGGTCACCTTCACCGGCACCGGGAACCAGTCCTCAAGCTGACTTCCCGGGCCGTCCCAGAGGGCGGGGTCGACCATGAGGAGCTGCCGGATCGCGGGGTGCATCTCCAGGCGCAGCCCGTCCGGCCTCTTGTCGCCCGGCGCGTAGTTGCACTGCACGTAGCTGACCACGCTGGTGACCAGGTGCCGGACCGCCTGCTGCTCCGCCGTCCACCCGGGGCAGTCCGGCACGCTGAAGTCGGCGGTGAACTGCGGGTGCGGGCCGTGCGGCTCCTCGTTCCCGCACGCGGGGTAGGGCAAGTTCATGGCGGGAGGGTACCGGAATCCGGGCAGCTGGCGAGGGAGGTGCCGTGCAGCGCCTCATGATGCCAGCCGAGGTTGCCGATGTCGCTGTCGCCTGGGGTCAGCGATGACATGACGTACTGCTCGCCGGGCGCGATGGGGATCCCGCACCCCCAGCCGCAGCAGTGCACCTTACGGGCGGTGCGCTCCTGGTAGATGAGGGTCATAGCGGCTCCTCTAGCTCGCGCACCACCTCGCCGTATCCTTGCTTGGCGATGGCCCACTTGATGTACCCCGGGTTGCCGTAGACGCGGACGACGTAGCAGCCCTCCACCATTACGTAGTCGGGCGCTCCCGCGACCACGGCCGGGCCGAGCTGCTGGACGGTTGTGTCGAGCAGCTCCGGGCTGGCCGTGCGGACGAGGATGTCGGTGAACTCAGGCTTCGTGCTCACTTCGCGTGCACCAGGACCTTCCCGGACGTCAGCATCCACTTGACCTCCTCGACCCGCGCTGCGGCCATCAACCTGGTCGAGACGATCTCCCCTACTCGCGGCACGGCGGCCACCTCATACTCCTCCTCCGGAACCCCCGGGCGCCCCGATATCACCGTGATCTTCACGTTCCGGCCGCCTTCCGGCCCGCTGCCCATCCCGAGCCGAACTGCACGCTGGCCTCCCGCCTGCCCAGCCCGCGCTCGACCGCCGCCGCGAGCAGCGCCTCCCGGGAAGGCTCCTCGCTGGATCCGCCCCGGGCAAGCCTCCAGGCGCAGTTGTAGAGGGTCATCGCCCGGCGGCCCGCCGGGGCGTCGCGCATCGCCCCGGCCTCCATGGCGATCCTGCCCTCGGGGGAAAGCTCCCGCTGGCGCCGCTCGTACGCCTCCGGCGACCAGAACATGACGCTGCCCCTGGGGCCGTCGGCGCCGGTCCTGATCAGGGTGCCGTCGCGGGAGAGGGCCTCCAGCGCGCTGGCCACCTGCCCGGCGAGCACCTTCCACGCCGCCCAGGAGGCGGACTTGCCGCCGCGAGTCCCGTCATCCCTGAAGTCCAGGCCGAGGTCCGCGCAGACGCCGTCGGGGAACTCCGAGTCTGCCAGGGGGATGGGCCCTTCCCACCGCAGGGCGCGCTCCCTTGTCGCGGCGAGGACGGCGGCGTAGTCGGCCGTGGCCGTCATGATGCGCCGGCCGCCCGGGTCCGGGACGCCCCGTCCTTCACGCTGTACACGTCACGACCTCTCGATCCGCATGCCGATGACGGTGGCCCCGGCCTCCACGACCCTGATGTCCTGCCGGACCGAGGCGGGACGGTGACGCCCGAGCCAGTCCTCCAGCTCGTCAGCAGCCTCGTGGAGCCCCGGAGAAAACTCGCCGTCCCTGGCCGCGCGCCACTGGGCGATAAGGTCTTCGAGTGTCATCAGGCCTCCTGGATGTTAGTCATGCGGCCAGCATAGCAAGGAAGCCTGTAATCCGGTAGCGGGCCAGGCCCGGCCGACGCTGCCGACCCGGGGACGCCGAGGTCGCGCTCCTCGTTGCACCGCGCGTGCGCCAGCCGCATGTTCTCGTCGTCGTCGGTGCCGCCCATAATGACGGGAACGACGTGGTCCCGGGAGGCGCGCACCGGGTCGGTGCTACTGGTGATCGTGAAGTCGATCAGGAGCCCGCACCACCAGCAGCCATCGCCGTCCCGCTCGCGCAGGCGGCGAAACTGGGCGGCTACCCGCTTGGGCTTCCGGTGAGGCCGCTTCCTGCTCACGTCCCCGCCAGGCCCCACTCGGTCACGGGGCGCAGGTCCAGGAACTTATGGCTGCCGTCGTCCAGCCGTAGCAGGCAGGTCCACCAGTCGGCGTGGGCCTTGACGAGGGTGCCCTCCCAGGTGCCGTTGTCGGCCCAGGAGGGGATGCCCCGGTGCCTCACCACGAGGCGGACCCGCTGGCCCTCGAGGGGCCTCAGCTCCTCCGGCCGTGGCCAGCCGGGGTAGCTCATGACGATCCCGCAGCGCGGGGAGGACGGCCGAGCCGCACCACGCTGGCGCACAGCCGCAGCTTCTCCCGCGCCGCGCCGGAATGGTAGAAGCTCGTCGGCTCGTCATCCCGCGCGTCGTCGAGCACCTCCTGGGCATGGAACACGTAGCACCCGTCGCACAGCGGCGTTCCCGGGTCGCAGTCGAGGCACAGGTCCCGGGCGTCGTTGGGGGCGGGCCTTGCGCCGCAGCGGTCGCAGGCGGGTTCCTCGGGGATGGCTTCCGGGCTCATTCAGGATCTCCGGCCTGTCATGAGTAGAGGGCAGCGGCGATGGCGAATATCCCGGCACCGAAGCACGTGACGGCAGTGAACCATATGCTCCGGGAGCTGTAGCCCGGGCTTCTCGCTCTCCAGGCGTTCCAGAGGCCGACGACCGCTGCCAGGGAACCTGCGGAGAGGCAGAGCAGGAATCTCATGACGCAACTATAGCAAGGAAAGCTGTATCATGGGGCCATGGGGAAGGACACCGCCAGGGCGGAGGCCCTCTGGGAGCTGCAGGACGCGTACGAGCGGCTGATCCTCGCCAGGGCGCACGTGGTTCACGTGCTGCGCGAGGTCCGCCTGGTGGTGACGGAGCCACGGAACTACTACGGCGGCAGGCGGCGGCAGGCTCCTCGGATCTCCCGCTACGCCAGCCCGGAGGACGTCATCGCCCAGCTGCACAACCTCAGCTGCCTGGCCTACCTGGTGCAGCCCGGCCGCCAGAACCGGGTGAAGCCGGAGGTGCTCATGCGGCGGTTCGAGTCGGCGGTCGCGGCGGTCGGTGAGCTGGAGGAGCGGATCGGGGAGATGGAGCGGAAGCTGCAGGAGCCGCATGCCCCGGCGCCCGAGCGCCAGCCGCTGAAGCCAGTGCTGCCCGCCGGGCGGGACACCGCCCTGCCGCGCGGGACCTGCCCTGAGTGCGGGCGGGAAGTCGGCATCCGGCAGGACGGGACGTTCCGGTTCCACCGGGGCAGGCACAGGGGCACCTGTCCTGGTTCGCACCAGGAAGCGCCGGGACCGGTGGCCTAGGCTCGTGCTGGCCCCGGTGCGTCCACGGCGGGGCCAGGGGCTGCGGCTGCCACGCCAGCAGGCAGGGGCGGTGGCGCGGGTGGCCGCCCGCGAGGACCGGCGTTGAGGCCGCGACCTGCCCGGCCGCAGCCCTCACGGACGCGCGCCTCCGACGACATGCACTCCTGGCCAGCGGCTTATTCCTGCTGCCACGCGTCTGGCAGCACCAGATGGCAGGCCATGGGGAAGGTTCAGGCAGCCCTCACCGTCCCATCCCGCGCACTCCCATCGCTGCCCGAATGGCTCAGGACGGTCCTTGGGCCTAAGCACGCCTCCGTGGATCTCGCAGGTGAGGCTTGGCATTGCTTCGTCACAGTAGCTCATTGTTGCGCTTCACCTGACTCCGCTGCCGCGCCGGAAGTTGGATGCCTGCCGGGACCGCAGGCCGTCAGCGGTCCAGTCGTCGGGCAGGTCCAGGACGGGAGCGTGGTCGTCACTTGCCATCAGGCTCGCACTCCCCGGGACAGGCCGCGAATGTACTCGATCGCCCCGTCGCGGGTCAGGCAGGTGCGCAGGGCGTGCAGTTCCAGCCGTCCGAGCACTGCCAGGACCCGGCCTGCCTTGCGCCATTCGTCGTAGCGGGTGCGGTCGTCGTCGTCCTCGAATCCCTTGACCTCGATCCACGTGCCCAGGTCGGGCAGCCAGAAGTCCGGGCAGTACCAGCAGGTGATGTCCCCGGTGGCGCGAGGGGTCCCGAGGGAGTCGAGAAGGTCGTAGCCGACCACCTCGTCTCCGGGGGCCAGATCCCCTACGTCCTTGGTGAATGAGATGGCCTGATTGCGGTCGGCGCGCTCTACGGTGATCTTCCAGAGGCGCAGCAGGCCGTAGAGCAGGGCCTCGTAAGGGGAGTCGAGGACCATGGCGTCCTCGATGACGATGTGCTGCTTGGTCCGGTTGTGCTTGGCCGAGCACTCGTTCGAGCAGTACTTACCAGCCGAGGCATAACTCCGGGGAAGAGTGAATTCCTTGCCGCAAGCCGGACGCTGGCAGGTGAAGGTGACCTGGTTGGCTGGGTCTGCTTGACGCTTAATCCCGTACTCCTTGCGGTGCCCAGGAGAGCAGTAGGCGCGACCCGGATGACCGGTTTTCCTTCCGCAGGGGCACCAGACATCCGGCTTCTCGTCGTCCGGGTAGGGCAGGACTCCAGCTGCATCGAGCGCCATGCGAACCTGGTAGAAGTCCAGTCTAGAGCCGCCCTCGCGAGACCCGGCGATGATTGAGGCAATGCTGTCGCCGGCCCGGTACCGGCGGATAGCATCGACTGCCGCATCCTGCTGGCGCTTGTAGATGCCGCCCTGGCCCCATACGCCATCCTGCTTGGCCCAGTACTCCACGGTGCGCTCATTCAGGCCGAGCGACTTCGACACAGCCGGGCCAGTCTCTCCAGCCAGGTACCTCCTGATGGCCTGGGCGCGCAGCGGATGGTCCTCAACTGCCGCAGGCACGCGCAGGTCGCCACTGTACTTCGGGGTGCGGCCAGACTGGCGGAGCCACTCGCCGACGGTGCTGTCATGGATGTCGCCGATGTCTGCGACGATCTCCCCCACCGACTTACCGCCATCGTGCAGTTCCAAGACCCGTGCCAGGTACTTCGGCTTCTTCCCGATCTTCCCGCCCCCTGGGATGCGGAACTTTGCTCCAGCGGCCTTCGCCATGCGGCTGACTGTCTGGGTGGACACGTCGAGCTGGCAGGCGACCTGCTCGCGCGTCATACCTGCCGTGGCCATCTGGGCAACCACGGGCGTGCGCGGGTCACAGGTATAGTCGGTCATGAAGACTCCTTGCTTGGTGACGTGAGACATCATCAGGATAAGGAGTCTTCCTTGCTTTTGCAAATCGTAACTCAGAGCCATTATGGAACCGATGGGTTTTCTACGACATGAGGGAACAGAAACGCCCTCGGTTACCCGAGAGCGTGTTCTTAATATCGCTCTGACCTGCTAGGACTTTGTGATACTTGCGAGTCCGCGCGGATTGAGCACTGACATGGCTATCATCTCGTCAAAAACCCATCCCTTCCAGAAAGCCTCGACGTTGTGGTTCTCCTCGACGTCGAGGCTGTAAAGAATGGGCAGAACTCCCAGGAAGTTTGGTTCCGGGGCCAGGAATATCTTTGCCTGAGGGACGATAATGCTTCTCTGAAGCTGGAATTCGCCGAATGAGGTAATGGTTTCCCCGGCCACTACTCGGTCTTTAAATGCCCAGCCAGTTTGGTTAATATCCCATCGGAAAAGGTCCCGGTAGTCGAACGGGTTCATCAGCAGCCGGGCGCTGGGCAGCTCGTGCAGGTCCGTCATCGCGACGGCGGAGTACAGCGACCCGGGGGTAAGGTAGCCCGACGCCTCGGTGATGTTGTGGTTCGGGGTGACCACGTGGTCTGGCCGGGTCGCGTAGTCCGTGATCGCGGCCTGCAGGAGCACCAGGAGCCGGGCGTCCTCCTGCTTGAGGATGGCCTGCTTGGTCTCGTCCTGCGCCTGCTCGACGGCGTTGATCCGCAGGTAGAACAGGTCCTCCTTGCGCAGCGCGGGGCGCGACGCGATGCGGAAGAACCGGACCGGGATGCGCTTGCCCTCGAACGGGGTGACGCGGACCTCGCCCTCGGTGCCAGACAGGATGTAGGCCTGGCCCAGGTCGTCCCAGACGTCGTACTCCACCGGGGTGCCGGGGGTGACGGGGTCCTCGACCAGCACGTTGCGGACGATGCCCTGGTAGCGGAGCTTCAGCTGGATCGGGCCGACCATCCCGACGCCGAGGCGGCGGAAGCCGTGCATCTCGTCGGACAGGATGAGCGCCATCTTGCGGACCTTGGCCTCGCGGGTCAGGCTGACCCCGCCGGTCCTCGCCCGCCGGGCCTCGATCTGCGCGATGTAGTCGTCAGACCGGCGCGACGCGACGCGGGGGCGGAGGCCGCCGCCCTGGGGCGCGAGCGTCAGCTGCCCGCCGCCTGAGACGGGGACCAGGTCGTTCATCTGGCGTTCCTTCCTGCCGGCCCGGCGGGGTTAGTTCAGCACCGCGCCGGAGGCGCCGGTGTTGTAGTAGCCGGCCTGCTGCAGGCCGCCGATGGTGATCTTGGTGGAGGAGTTCAGCTTCAGCAGCCTGCCGATGGGCTGCGTCATGGACGTCGAGTTGGCCGCGTAGGGGATGAGCATCCCCTGGTTGGCGCCGGTGGTGGACACCGCGACCAGCGCGGAGCCGGAGCCGTTGTTCGCGTCGGCGGTCGCCCACCCCGACTGGGTGGCGTCGAAGGCGGGGGCGAGGATCTCGAACTCCGCGTCGGGGCCGAGCACCCAGACCGCGAACGCGTTGATGCCGGCGTACAGCAGCTCGTCGATGCCGTCGCCGCCGACGTAGAGGGCGCCCAGGCCGTAGACCGGCGGGCCCTCCCCGGCGGTGAACGTCGACCCGGTGCTGCCGGTGGTGCCGGTGCCGGTGCCGGCCATCGTCCGGCCGCCCATCTGGCTCGCGCCCGCGCCCGCGAGGGTGACCAGGTCGCCGCCGGTGCGCACGAACCCCATGCCGGGCCAGATGGGCACCAGCCGGGTCCACGCGGGATCGAGGAAGCAGCTCTTGGGGGTCGCCTGGGTCCAGGCGTACAGCGGGCGGATGCACCGCTTGATGTACGAGTTGCTCTGGAATGTCCGGATCACGGCTCGCGCTCCTCCTCGAAGGCCCTGCTGCTACTCCTTCCGGGTTAGCGGGGCGCGCGACAGCGCACCGGGGGGAGGATCATCACTAGCCAGGCGGCGCGGCACGAGAGGATTGCATCGTGGAAGAGGACGCTGAGGCATTCACCTACGAAGAGCTGGTGAAGGCCGACCGGATGCTGAACGTCGGCATGAGCCTGGAACTGATGTCCGCGTACATGTACGCCAAGCGCGAGGGCACCTCCGCGCCGGAGTACATCATCAGGATCCTGCGTGCCGAGCGCGACCGCCGGCAGGAGGTCGACGCCGTCATCCGGGACAGGGACATGGTGGACGGGATCATCGATGACGCCCGGAAGGCCGGAGTCCCCATCGTGGAGTACATCATGTCGGGCGCCCCTTTCAGCAGTCCGGGGGAGCATCAAGTCGCCAGCCCCTGGAAGCTCAATCCCGACTTCCTGGCGAAGCTGCTCACCCTGCTGGAAGAGCGCGCCTCAGGTGACGTGGGCGACCGCCGAGAACAGCGATGAGCCGCCGGTGCCCTGGTTGGCCGGGGCGAGCACGGAGAACTCCTCGTCCGACAGCACCACGACCGCGCCGCCCTGGTAGCGCTGCCCGTTGGGCAGCACGACGTCCTTCAGGCCGACGTTCAGCGTCACCGAGTAGGCCACCTGGCGCTCCTCACAGGAACAGGTCGGAGCCGTCCAGGTCGTCGTCGGCGGCGGCCGGGGCGTAGTGGTGCTGCGAGGCTCCCACTGAGGCCAGCGACGGGGCCTGCCGGGCGGCGGCCCGCTGCATGGGGCGCTGCGGGCCGCGCTGCATGGCGATGCGGGACAGGGTGCCGATCTCGTGCTCGATGACCGGGCCGCTCAGCGCGGCGTCCCGCTCGATGCGCTCGGCCACCGCAAGGGGGTCGCCCTGCTCCAGGCCCGCCTGGACCCGCAGCTGCGCCAGCCGGATGGACGCGAAGGTCCGGGCCGCCGCTGACGCCTCGTCGTGCTGCACGGACCCCTGGCGCTGCTGCGGCTGGGATGGCTGGCCGCCGGGGGCGCCGCCATCGCCGAGCAGCCACGGGAATGCCGTGCCGTTGGTGCCTGACCCGCCGATGCCGGGGCCGCTGGCCGCCAGCATGTCGGGCCTGACGCGGACGTCGGTCTCAATGCGGCGCTCGCTGATGGGCACCCCGCCGTCCTGGCTGGGGTTGGTGCCCTGGACGGGGGCGGTCACGTCGGTGAGCATGGTGGCGGGCGGGGTCTGCATCTCCACGCCGGGGGTGATCGCCGTGGTGGTCTGCTGGGCGGCCACGCCGGAGTTGGCGCCGGGGGTGGAGCCGGGGCGCGACGGGTCGTCCATCGCGGCGGGCTGGAGGGCCTGCTCGGTGGTCTCCGGGGCGGGGGCCTCCGGCGGGTCGGGGACGGGGCTGGCCGGGTTGAGGATGTCGGCGTGCCGCTGCAGGACGGCCTGCCGGATCCGCGCCATCTGCGGCTCGACCCCGGCGGCCCGCGACAGCCAGCTGAGCTGCTCGCGCAGGACCTCGTTCTCGGCGGCCAGCGCGGCGGTCCGCTGCTGCGCTCCGGTCTTGCGGGCAGGTGGCATGTCCTCGTCCTCTTCCTCGTCCCCGGCCTCGTCCTCGGCTTCCTCCTCCGCCTCGGCCTCGGCCTCTGCTCCTTCCGGGGGGCCGCCGGCCGGCTCCAGGTCGCCCTGGCCGCACGCCGGGCACGGGACGCCCGGCTGTGCGGCGAGGTCAGGCTCGAACTCCTCGCCGCACGCGGGGCACGCCAGCATGCCCTCCAGTGCCTCCTCGTCCTCTTCCTCCGGGAAGTTCCCCTGGCCGTCGTCCTGCACGGCCGGCACCCCGTCGGGGGCGAGCTGGTCGGGGTGCAGGAGCTGGGCGTCCGCGTCGTCCCCGGAGCCGATCTCCTCCTCGTCCTCTTCTTCCGGCTCGCCTTCCTCTTTCGCTTCTTCCTCCCCTGGCGGCAGTCCCTCCTTGTCCGCCTGGCCAGGGACGCCCTCCTCGCCAGGCGGGACCTGCTCGCCGTCCGGGCCGAGGTCCACCTCACCCTGCTGGTCCAGCTGCTCGCGCACCTGATGCGCCTTCGTGAGGTCCGGGTCGCGGAACATCGACGGCGGCACGATGAAGCCGCAGACGGGGCAGCGGTCGCCCGACCACACCTCCCGCTCGCCGCAGACGGGGCACTCCTCCATCCGCAGGGTGTCCACCTGGGAAGGGACCCGGGTCTCCCCGTACGCCTCGCGGCGCAGCGAGCTGGCCGACTGGCGCACGGCGTCCCCGCGACCCCAGGGCCGGTACCCGCCGCCGCCGCGAACGAGGTCGGGGGCCTCCCACGGCGCCCGGAATCCCGGGAAGCGGTCCGCTACCGGGGCAGCCGCGCAGTCCGCGCACAGGTGGGGCGCCATCGTGCTGCGCGGCCAGGCGCCAGGGGCGGTCCCGGCGTCCACGTCCTCCACGGGCGCCAGCCGGTTCCCGCAGGCGGCGCAACTGGGCGCTTCTTCCTGCCAGGAGCCGTGGTAGTGCATGTTGCGCGGCTCGATCGCCTCCGGGTGGTGCAGCCGGTGATGGTGCTCCCACCGTGGCCTGGCGTTGTCCTGCATCTTCACGCGCCCCTTGCCCTCGCCGCCCTTGGAGGCCGAGTCCTCGGCCTTGTTCCTGCGGACCTGCCGCAGCCAGGTGACGGCCTGCACCTGGTGGGCCGAGACCTTCTTCCCGGTTGCCTTCGTCAGGATGTGAGCGGCCTCCCGGTAGGCCTGCGCGACGTGCTCGTAGTGGTGCGGCTTGTCCAGCGGCGCGCCGCTGACCTCCTCCTTGGACAGCCGCCTCCCAGTGGCGACCGACAGGGCGTGCCGGTCGACCACCACCCGGGAATGGCCGTTCTTCTCGTCCTCGGCCGTGTCGCCGCCGTGCTCGATGAGGTGCGCGAACGCGGCCGTCTTGGGCGCCCTCAGCACCTGCGAGTGGTGCTCGCCGGCCAGCATCCGCATCGCGGCCCGCTGCTGCATGCCCATCGCGCCGGTGCCCGGCCCCGGCGGGTCGCCGGTCATGGCGCGGGAGGCGTTGAACAGGTTGACCGGCCAGGCAGTCTGCGGGGAGTAGGCGGACAGCAGCCCCGCGCCCAGCGCCGCGTCGCCTGACGCGATGGCCTTGGCCACGTGGTGCGCGTCGGAGTACCACCGGCGGCCGAGGTGCTTCTCCTCGTCCGTGGAGTCGTGCCAGGCGTCCAGCACGTGCGCGGCCGACACCGGGTGCGCCCGGAACCACGGGTGGTCGCCCGGGGCGGCCCGCTCTTTCCGGGCGGCCCCGGTCGCCCGGATCCGCCCGACCTCGTCATCGGGTATGTCGTCCGGGGACGGGTAGGAGTCCGACCGTTCCCGGTGAGTGTGCACGAAGTAGCCCCGGTTGTCGCGGTGCAGGCCCACTCCGTCGAACCGGGGGTCGTTCCCGTAGCCCTTCACCGGCTTCCGGTCCTGCCGTGGCTTCTTCCTCCTGCGGCGGGCGGCGGTGAACGGGTCGGGCGGCATCCGGTCCTCGTCGCCGCGCGGGCGCTGCGGCAGCGGATGGCCGCTCAGCTGCTCGAACTGCCGGTGCAGGTGCTGGCGCACCTCCTCGCGGGCCTGGTCCAGGCGCGCCCGCTGGCCCGGGATGGCGTCGTGGACGGCCTGCGGGTCGGCCGGGGTGGCCTCATGATCCGGGCGCCTGTTCCCGTCGGCGTGGTGCCAGCCGCCGTTGACGTCCAGCTTCCGGACGTTGATCCTGACCGGGTCGCCGCAGTGCACGCAGTGCGTCCCGCCGTAGACGAGCGGCATCGTGACCCGGGACCGGTCATCCGGGTCCGACGGCCGGGCGTCGTGGTCGTAGGCGCTGACCGGGGACAGGTGCCGCCACCCGCACGGCAGCCGGGTGGTGTAGCGGACCGGCTCCCCGCAGTCCAGGCAGTGGTTGCCCATGTACTCGCGGAAGTCCGGCTCCCGGGCGGCGGCCTTTTCCAGGCCCCGGGCGTCCGGCTTGTCGAGGATGTACGCGGTCGAGTCGGCGGGGTCCTCGACCAGCAGGGAGTTCTCGAAGAACGACAGCCCGGCGCAGACCTCGTGGATGAGGCGCTCCTCGAGCTTGCCCGTCGCCGGGTTCCGCTTGCGGATCTTCTTGCCCTTCATCGCGGGCAGGTGCCTGCAGTACTCCGCCGGGGACGTGGCCTTGTTGCCGCAGGCCGAGCACGTTGACCACTCGACGTCCACGCCCATCGAGGTGCGGTTGACGCGCCCCTCGATGATCGCCCGCGCCAGCTTCGGGAACCGCACCGCGTCGATCTCGTGCAGGCCCTCCACCCAGGTGTCCGGGGTGCCGTCCGGGTTCACGTCCCGGTGCAGCGCGACCGCGACGATGACGCCCCGCGCCCGCCGGTGGTTGGCATTGTGGTGGTTGACGAAGGCCGGCTTGCCGAGGAACGTCTTGTATCCCTTCTCGATCTCCTCGGCGGGGAACGTGTCGTGGTTGTCGTTGGTGCGGGAGGAGATCATCCGGGCGCGGACGTAGATGTAGCCCTTGCGCGGCTCGTACTCGAAGGCGACCCGGTGGGCGGCCTTGCGGATGCCGTCCGCGCTGGCCCCGGCGGGAACCCGCCAGGCCTCCAGGACGCTCGCGCTGGCCTGCTTGCGCAGCAAAAGGGGCCACCTCCTCCTCCCCTCTTCCGGGGAGGGTGAGATGGCCCCGCCGTGCGTCCCGTGGTACCGGTCAGTCGCTAACGTAGTCCGGCATGCCGTCAGCGAGCCACTCCTCGACCGCCCGCGCCCCGGCCATCGGAGGGTCCTCCCCCAGCCACGCCGCGATCATGGGGTGAGACTCGTCGAGGTGCCACAGCATGGCCCTGCCTCGCGGCTTTTCCGGCCTGACGAGGCCCGCGCGGGCCATCCGGGCCAGCCCGCAGGAGGCGGTCGTGGGCGATAGCCCCAACTCCCGGGCGACGGCCCTGCCCGTCGGCGGGCGCGCGGCCACGGAGAGCGCCTCCAGCATGCTGAGCTCGTTCTTGGTCAGCAGTGCCCGCAGCCGGTCCTTGGCGCGCTCGCTCATAGTTGCTCGTCAGGGTAGGCGGGCATGCCGCCGAGGTACTCCCCGAGGCTCTCGCCGACGGCCTCGATGACCCGCTGGGCGGCAGTCGGCGGGTCCTCCTGGTCCCCTGGCTTCCACGGCCCCGGCGGCCCGGGGATCACCAGCTCCCCGAGGGGCGGCTGGGAATCCTCGTACGGGATCATCTCCTTCATGGTCAGGTCATCCCAGGCGTCGTACTGAACGGGCGACAGCACGGTCCCGGTGCCCTCCAGGGTGCTGGCGCCGCTGAGGGCGGCCTCTCCGTATTCCCTGGCGCGGACCGATATCATGGCCTCCGCCTCCACCGGCAGAAACGGCTCCGGCCGGGCCTCCAGCACTGGCCAGGGGGGAGACCCGGCGGTCACGGCCACCGGGACGGTGGCCGTGCTGCTCGGCAGGTCCATGCGGACAGGGTGCCCGTCGCCGTCCGTGCTCACGGTCAGGGTGCCCCGCAGGGACCGCAGGTGCGCCTCGGCGTCCTGGCGCGCCGCCTCCTCGCGCCGGGCCAGGGCACCGCGCCACGGCCTCGCGGCCCAGAGGGCCGCCGCCCTCCTCGCCATCGCCCTCATCATGATTTCGCCCGGCAGTCCGGGCCCATGCGGGCGTCGCGGGATGCCTGGTCGGTCAGCAGCGTGCTGCACTTCCTGCACCGGTCGATGCTAGTGGAGAACAGCTCCTGGGACTCCGCCATCCCGTACTCGCGGATGGCGAGCAGCGCCATCCGCTGCTCGATGCTGGTCACCTTCTCCGTGCGCATCTTCTTGTCGGTCGGCCCGCCCAGCGCCCGGCGGACGAACGAGAGCCCCTTCCACTGGCCCTCCTCCTCGACCTTGACCCGCCAGAAGTCCAGGTCGTTCATGCCGGTGCGGGACGGGGTGGCGTACCAGCCATCGGGAACGCCCCGCAAGGCCCGCAGTCCCGGCAGCGGCGGCTCAGGAGGCGGAGGGACTTCCCTGGTCACCTCAGCATCCTCGCACCCGCGCAGGTACCGGCGCATTCCCTCGGCCTGCGGGACGGTCATGGCGCCGTCCCGGGCCATCTGCGCCGCGCGAGCGCTCAGCCGGTGCCGCTTGGAGTCCAGCAGCTCCCTGACCTCCTGGAACAGCTCCCCGACTGGCCCGGTGCCGCTTGCCGCCGCCTGCCTCATGGTTCCTCCCGGTCGCCTCGCTGGACTCCAGGATAGTAAGAAAGCCTGTATTGCGCAACCTAGGGGAGTCATCCTCCGGCCGGCGGCTTGAGGGGGCCGCAGTTCCTGGGGGCGTCCACCCTGGCGACATAGCCCAGGAGCTGGGAGGCCTCGGGGTTCGGCTTGCCCCTGGTGGCCAGCTGCACGAAGAAGCCCCATATCCGCTCGTCGCCAGCCCGGTACTCGTTGCCGGCCAGGCACCCCTGGTACGCCTGCCGTGCTAGCGCCTGCGCCTGCGCCTGCTGCGCCTGCGCCTGCCGCGCTTGCTGCGCGACCACGGCGCTGGTGCTCGCCCACAGCAGCCCGAGCGTGATCCCGCCGGCCACGAGCGCGGCGCAGGTGACCCCGAGGGCGATGGTGAACAGGCGGTAGAGCCTCACCGCCCTGGTCAGCCTGGTGACCTCCCTGGCTGCCACGGCCGCCAGGCGGTCCTCCTCGGGCATCTCCGGGTGCTCGCTCATTGCCTCCCCTTCCCCACGTGGTCCACGAGCGGCAGGAGGATGGCGGCGAGGACCTTGTCCCCGGGATGAACCGGGAAGCCGGCCCCGGCCTCCCCGCCGTGGCCGGTCATCTGCTGCAGCGCCTGCTTGAGCTCCGCCCTCTGGGGTGCCGTGATCCGCTCCTCGTAGAAGGCCTCCAGGAGCGCGTCAACGCGCGCCCTGCCGGGGTCCGGGCTGTGCAGTGCCCTGGCCACTCCCATGCCCACCTCCCGCCAGAAGACGTCGACCTTCGCCTCCAGCACCGCGATCCGGTCTAGCGTGGCGCCCAGTCCCTTGGTGCCGCGCTCGTCGAGCCGCGATACCTCCTCCCTGACTTCCCTGATGCGCTCCAGCGGCTGGATCAGCTCCGCGCGGATGACCTCCCGCACCTTCTTGTCCGCTTCCTGGTTGGAGTCCTTCTTGCGCGAGTAGGTGAAGGCGATGAGCGCCAGTACCACCGAGGCTATCGCGGCCACCAGCGACGCGAGGGCCTCGGCTTCGCCTCCCGTCACCGTTCGGCCCTCCTAGACGGTGAGCACGTCGTCATCCCAGTCATCCAGGTTGAGTCCCCTGCGCTCAAGTTCTGCCGCCTCATCCTCGTAGTGGGTACCCTCCAGCCGAAGCAGGTCCAGGTTGCGGGCGCGGCTCCCGGCCCCCTCGCGGATCAGCTCGTCCGCCTCCGCCTTCGGCAGCGCGTCAGCTGTCTTGACCAGGTACTGCCGGGCCGCCGCCGCGATGTCGCCTCCCCCTGGCGCGCCGCCGCCGCTGAACTGCCGGGCGGCGGCTGACCCCTGGAACGACGCGATGACGTCGTCAAGCGATCCCTGCGGCTCGCCCGGTTCCACGGCCACCTCATCGGAGTCCGCGCCGCCGCCGGACCACTGCTGCTGGCCTATTGCCTGTATCGACGGGTCATCCGGCGACAGCGCCTCGTCCTGCGCCCCCATCCCGGGCTCCTGGCCAACGGGGGAGGGGCGCTGCTCCTGCGGGGACTCCTCGCGGTTAAGGTCGCCCATCGAGGTGCCCGTGCGGGTTGCCCGGAAGAAGTCCCGGACTTTCCCGTACTGACCCGGAGCCGTCCGGACTGATCCGGCCGGACAACCGGACAACCCTCCTGGACGATCCTGCACGCCCCAGGACGCTTCCGGACGGCTCAGGACGGCCCCGAACTCGCCGAGGCCCGCGATCGCGGCGGGGGACTGGTCGCCCTGGCCGTCTCCAGCGCTCCCCCCGCCGATGGTGCCGTCAGCGGCGGCTGTCGAGCGCAGTTCCCGCCCGCAGTTATGGCACCTGCCCCGGGCCACGTCCATCTCATCGCTGCCGTCCTGGCAGGAACTGCATCCCTGGGCACGCAACGCGGCCACGCGCGGGTCCTCGCCGGTGGTCGAGGGCAGCGCGGCCTCCGGCTCCCCGTGCAGCTCCGCGAGCGCCCCGCCCAGCTCGGGAATGCGCGGGTCCGACGGCACCGGCGTCCCGGAGCAGGTGACCGGCCAGGTGAGCGACTCCTCCATCCGGATGCCCTGCGGGTCGCGAGGGGTGATGGACGTCGAGGGGCCTCCGGCGAGCACCTGGCCGCCATAGGGGAACGGCTCCTGCCACTCCTGGCCGCTCATGTCGTCGAGGGCGGCGACGTTGGACAGCGGCATCTGGAACACGCTGTCGTCGATCTGGCCCCAGTTGTCCGGGTCGGGGGCGGCCAGCGGGCCGTAGGAGCCGGGGTCGGTGTCCTTGTCGGGCGGCGAGGTGGCCCCGTACGGCTTCTGCGGCGGGTGCCTGCTGACGTTCTCGCTTCCCCACGGGGCGTTCGCCTGGTCAGCGGTAACCCTGCGGCCGTAGGCGTGCATGCCCTCCTCGTCGAAGGCCTGCGCCCGGGACCATGCTCCCGGGCGGGGGGAGGCCGGCTGCCAGTGCGGGGAGCTGGCGTCGGGCGGCGGCGGGTTCGACTTGTCCAGCCCGTGGTTGACGTCCATGTCCCACCGGACGTCATGCGGGTTGAAGTACCGGTTCCACCCGGCGGAGGGGTGGACATTGTGGATGTTCAGGTGCGGGGCCGCGTCCTTGTCGGCGAATCCCGCCCACCACCGGGCGCCCTGCCGGGTGCGCACCCCGTGGTTGACCCAGGCGTCATTGGATGCCGCGTGCCTGGTCAGCTCTCCCATCATCCTGGTGGCGACCCCCTGGCCGCGCGCCGCCCTGGCGGTGTGCAGCATGGAGACCCTGATGGCCCGCGCGTCGTCGGACTGCTGGAAGTGCAGGCTGCCCAGGGCGCGGCCGTCCTCGCCGGTGGCGATCACCGCGTGGGTCGGGGTGCTCATGGCGGGATTCGCGCGGGCGAGCCTGGCGCGCTCCTCGTGGGCGAGCTCGCTGACGCGCACGCTGTAGTCCCCGACTGGCCGCCGGGACCAGAGCCAGGCGGTGACCTGGCCGTCGCCGGGGAAATGGCAGTCCCCGGGGTGGCTGAAGGCGCATAGCCCGCCCTCGCCGTCGTCCCCCTCGTCGTCCTGGCCCGGGATGCCGGACGTCTTGCTGATGCTGGCGGACGGGGCCAGCCACTCCTGGCGCCACCGGCCCGCGTGGGGCTCGCCCTCGTACGGCGGCCAGGATTTCACTACCACCTGGTGCGGAGCCTCAGTCGGCCCGGGGGTGACCTGCTGGCCGAACATGCCCCGCGACTGGGCCTCCAGCCGCACCGCGCACACGTGGGAGCACATCCGGCCCGCGTACCTCGTGCTTCCCTTCCGCTCGTTCTGGTGGTAGCTGGCCCACGGGCAGCCGCAAATCCAGGCCATCACGTTGCGGTGGCCTGGGTAGGACTGGAAGCCGGACTCGTAGGTGGCGTGGTCGCCGCGCACCTCGCCGATCACCGTGCCCGATGCCACGTGGGTGATCCGCACCGCGCCCTCGGCGCGCAGCCGCTTGGCCTTGGCCATCACGTCCCGCCAGGTGGCGGTCAGGTGGAACCGCACCTCGGGATGGGCGGCGGCCACCTTGCGGCTGCGCCTGCCGTCCTGCGATCCCTGTGTGAAGGCCGGGCCGCCCTCGGTGACGGGGGCCTGCGCCATCGGCCAGGCGCGCGGCTCGCCCGCCTCGAGTGAGTCGCCCTCGTCGTCGTGCTCGTGCTGCCCTAGCCCGGCCACCGCGTTGTCGACCTGGTCCCGGAAGCCGCTGACCTCCTCCGGCGGGGCGTCCGGCCCCGGCACCCGGCCGGTGCCGTCCTTGGAGGAGGCGCGCAGCTGCTGGCCGTGCATCTCGTCCCACGGCCCTTCCTGCGACGGCACTTCCGCCACGTACGCGGGAACCTCCGGGGCGGCCTTCCCGGCGGCGGCGGCCAGCAGCCTCGCGATGGCCCGGTGGTGGCCGTCCCCGATCACCTTGCGGCCGTCGGGCAGCGCGACGACCAGCGCCGGCTTGTCGTTGCCCTCCTCCATGAACGCGGTGACGCGACGGGGCTGGGAGCTGGCCGTCCAGTGCGCGCGGTCGCCCCAGTCGATCTCGTGCAGCGGCACCATCTGCGGGCCGGTGACGGCGGCGGCGCGGATCCACTCCAGGGCAGCGGGCGGGTAGTCGTCAGTCAGCTGGGCGACCAGCGCCTCCCGGGCGCCGCGCGAGGACAGGGTGTGGTGCACCCAGCGGTGCCTGGCCTGCTGGTGGTCCAGCAGCCCGGCGACGTCGGTCCACTCGCCGTTGGCGTATTCCTCCCGGGTGTCCTCCGGCTTCCCGGTCCGGTCCGGCCGGGTGGACAGCAGGTCGGCGGCCGGCATCTCGGGCCACCGCTCCCCCTCCGACTCGCTGGCCTCGGCCTGCAGTGCGGGCGGCTCGCGGCCCTCCCCGGTGAAGTCCGGGGAGGGCACGAAGTCGCCCCAGGTCGCGGCGGGCGCGCCGTGCCAGGAGTGCAGCGTGCTGCGCTCGGCGGGCGTCCACGGCACGCGGGCGGTGAACGGGCCGATCGGCAGGCCGGGACCGCTGCCGGACGAGATGCCCTCCGGGTACATGCCGACGGTGGCCCCGTTGGCGTCCTCCTTGTCCTCCCCGTGCACCGGCTGGCTCCACCTGGGGTCGCCCTCCCCCTCGGTGGACCTCTCGTCGTAGGAATCCGGCCCGGCCGCGCGGGGCACGGTGCCGTGCTGCGGGGCGTCGCCGTGGCCATCGACATGGGTGCCGTTGATGTTGGTGGCATGGTGCCGCATCCCCATGAGGGCGGTGGCCTCCTCGATCTGCGCGAGCCGGGCCATCGCCGGCGGCATCTCCCACGGCGGCGGCGGGGCCTCCTCCTGCGGGCCGGCGTTCTCGTGCACCCACTCCTGCTGGCCCGGCTCGGCCCAGTACACTCCGGTATCGCCCTCGCCGCCGTTATAGTCCTCGTCGCGGGGATCCTCCGGACGGCCCCAGGTGCCGGAAGCCGTCCTGCGCACTACGCGCAGCGGGTGGGCGGACTGGTAGTTGTAGACGGGCCGGGGGAAAGACTCCAGGTCGGCTTGCGTCGGGCCGTATTCCCCGGTTGGCTCTACCTGGTAGACGCGCGGCTCGCCGCCGTTCACGAAGGCCGCGTTCCGGGCATGCCTCAGCGCCCCGTCGTGCTCGGTGGTGAAGTAGGCGCGGTCTTCCTGCCAGGTCCCCGGCGGCTGGTCGCGCCCGCCCTCGTAATTGGCGGGGTGGCCGACGGTGACCATCTCGCCGGGGCTGAAGTCCCGGTGGGTGCCGTGGAAGAACGGCCCTTCCCCGCCTGCGGTCCTGCGGGACCCGATCACGGTGATGATCCCTCCCGGGTCGGGCCGGTCATGCAGGATGGTGCCCATCTCCGGGTAGTCGCTTGAGGCGAGGTGCGCCTCAAGGTCATCGTCCAGCGCGGCCGTCACCCCGGAGGGCAGCAGGTCCGGCGGCACCCCCGCGTAGGGGGAGCGCACGGCGTCGGGCAGTGGCCGCAGCTGGCTGGCGGTGTAGGCGCCCTGGCCCATGCCGCCGTCGAGGACCACCTGGTACTCCTCGACGCCCGGCGCGAATGACCCTGAGATGAACAGGACGCGGCCGGGGATGCCGTCGATGGTCTGCACCCGCTGCCCCACCCTGAAGTCCATGCCGCCTCCTCTCCCCTTCCGCGCAGGGCTGGCGGATAGCAGCTTTCCTTGCTATCGTGCAAGCATGACAAGCATGGCTGGGACTTTCCCGGTGACTAGCCTCATCACGATCGCCGCCATCTTCCTGCTGGCCGTCGCCGGGGCCATGGCGGGCCTGGTGATGGCGGGCAGCCGGTCCGTAACCAAGTGGCCGCCGAAGCCCCCGGCGCGGCCGGAGGACCGGCTGCCCGCCATCCGGGGGCCACAGGAGCTGCAGGCACTGCCCGCGCCCCGCCCGGTCCTCGCGCTGCCGGCCGCCCCGGCCGGGTGCTCGCTGGCATCCTGCGGCGGCCCCCGCCAGGAGTGGCTGCTGACCGTGATGGTCGGCGGCGTCGCCCGGCGGGACCTCGGCTTCTGCTCGTGGGAGTGCATGGAGAAGTGGAAGCGGGCCGACATGGCCAGCCGCGCGCTGGCCGCCAGGTAAGGGGAAAGGCAGTGCCAGCGATCGACATGCCAGTCAGCCCTGACGGCAGCCGCCTGCTCATCGGTGGCAACGACAACCACGGCAAGCCGCGCCAGGAGTTCGCCGACCAGCTCGCCGCAGCGGACGAGGGCCAGTACCTCGAGCTGGCCGAGCGCTATGTCTGGCTGTCCGCGTACGCGGCCAATAACCGGCGAAGCGACTACCACTGGAAGTGCGACGCGGCTTACGCGGAGGCGAAGAGGCGCGGCAAGCCAGGCCTGTACGACAGGGCGCACCGCCATGCGTCCGGTTCCGAGTGACAGTGCTCAGCTGCGAGTTCCACGGCCCGCTCCGGCACCGCCCGGAGCGGGCCGCGTGGGTGTGCCCCGGGTGGGACGGCGAGGGCTGCAGGAACGGACTCCTCGGCACCGATGGCATCTCTGAGGAGGCATACGCCAGGGTGGACGCGGGCCTGACGTACTGGCCAGGGGCTGACGTGGACGGGGTGCCCTGGCGCGAGGCGCGCGAGAGGCTCAGGGCTACCCGGTCGCCCCGGGGAACGTAGCCGCCTGGCCCCGCCGCCACGCCTCGTAGGCCTGGTCGGCCGCCTGCTGGGCACGGTAGGCGGCACCGTACAGGAACCCGGCCGTCCCGTCGGTGCCGCCCGCCTGGCGCATCATGCGGTACTCGGCCCAGGCCTCGCCCGCTGCTTCCGAGGCCGCCGTGAAGGCCGTCCACAGGCTGGCCGCGCTCACCACCGTCACGCCGGACGCCACGGCGGCGAGGGTCCCCGGGGCGGTCAGCGACGCCGCGCCCCGGACGGTGGCCAGCGGCGCGGCGCTGAGGGTCCCCGCCCCAGACAGCGGGGACCTCGCGCTGAGCGCCGGGGAGGGCGCCAGCGCGCCGGATCCGGACAGGGGCCCGGCTTCCGGCAGCCGGGGCGCGGCGCCCATCGTCCCGGACCCCGACAGGACGGCGGTCCCCGCTGGCGGCGCGGCGGACAGCGTCCCGGAGCCTGACAGCGGCGCCGCGATGCCCTCGGCCGGCGCGGAGGACAGGGAACCCGCCCCGGAAAGCGCGGCGGCGGCCATGGAGCCCTGGAGGGCGCTGAGCGTCCCGGACCCCGACAGGACGGCCGGGAGGGCCTCGCTGCCGGCGAGGGACCCGGCCCCGGACAGGGGGACGGCGAGGCCCTCGGCGACGGCGAGGGACCCGGATCCCGCCATCGCGGCTCCCCCGGGCAGCGCCGGGGCGGCGCCGAGCGTCCCGGACCCCGACAGGGACGCGGTCCCCGGGAGCTGCGGGAGCGCCGTCACGGACCCTGAACCCGACATGGAGGGAGCGGCCTGCTGGCCAGGGGCGGCGCCGAGCGTCCCGGAGCCGTCCAGGGCGGCTGCCCCGCTGAGCTGGGAGGACGCCGCCAGCCCCCCGGACCCGGACATCGCGGCCGACGGCGCCTGCTGCGGGGACGCGCCGAGGGACCCGGAGCCGTCCAGGGCGGCTGCCGCCGTCAGGGCGGGGGAGGCCGCCAGGGACCCGGTCCCGTCCAGCGCCGCGACCGTTGCCTGGACGGGGGCCATCCCGGGGTCCAGCCGCAGCGATGCCAGGTCGAGCATGCTCTCCAGCAGCGGGTGCGGCACCTGCTGCGGCAGCATGGTCGTTGCCTGCGCGTAGCTGGAGGGGATGATCGCGCTCAGCGCCGCCTGGACCCAGTCGGGCTGCCACGCGTGCGACTCGGACGTGTTGGCGAAGGTGTACGTGTGCGGGATCCCGGCGCTGGTCAGCGCCGAGTCGTAGGCCGGGACGTCGGCCCCGAAGGCGGGGCCGAGGCCGATCCAGATCCTGTTGACGCCGTACTGCCCCGTTGCCGCCCGGACGGCCAGCTGCGGCGCGAGCTGCCAGTTCGTCGTGAAGTTCGACGAAGTCCCGTAGAACAGCGCCGGCGAGCCGCCGACGGCACCCCCGTTGGTGGGGTCCGTGCCGTCGTAGTCGGCCATCATCGCGGGGAAGTCCCAGGATGCCGTGGCGGCGAACAGGTCCGGGTGCCGGAGCTGCAGCCCCTGCCCGCCCAGCCCGCTCCTGGAGAAGCCGATCAGGTAGAAGGCCTCGTTGCCGGTGATCGCGAGGTTCGCCCGGATCCACGCGACCACCAGCAGCGTGTACTTCTCGTAGGAGATCGTCGGGTCCAGCGGGTTGTCGGCGTACCACGGGCCGTTGAAGCTAACGCCGGGGTACCCCGGCTGGATGCAGGTCAGGTTGAAGGCGTTGTGCGCCCCCAGTCCCTGGGCCACGCCGATGCTGTCGCCGAATGTCGTGTCCTGGTTCGCGTCGACCGGCAGCATGACGAGGAAGGCGTGCGGGTAGCTCGCTGACGGCGCGACCGGGGCCAGCACCCGCATGGTCGTCGAGCCGCCGGCCCACGGGCTCGTCACGTTCCACGTGTCGATGCCGCCGGACGACGACCCGTACGAAACGGTCAGGTCCGCGACGCCCTGGGCCTGCCAGTCGGCCCGCTGCCACGCCTCCTCGAGCAGCATGGCGGTGAAGTGGGGGTGCGGCGGGATCAGCGGCGGCGCCACCGGGGCGGACACGACGGCAGGGCCGCCCGCCGCGACGGTGGCGAGCTCTATCGTCCACTCGGTCCACCAGTTGTCGGTGGCGTTGGACGTGGTGAACGACCCGCCGCCGATGGCCGCCCCTACAGCGCCCGCGCTGCCCGCCGAGTCGGCGCTGGCGTTGCAGACGCCCGAGTTGCCGTTGGACAGCTGCCGCTGCGTCATCCCGGAGGGGACCCCGGTGATGCTGCCGCCCGAGTCCGGGGTGATCGGACCGAGCTGGACGACCCACGACCCGGCCCGCAGCGCCGTCCCTGACGGGGTGGTGCCGACGGCAGTCTCCGCGCCGAACGCCGGGGTGATGGACTGCGCGATCGGGTCGGCGACCCAGAAGCCGCTGTAGGAGTCATGGGTGGCGGTCCACCAGAAGCCATCGGTGGAGCCGATGCCGCCGGTCCAGGAGATGGTGAACGTGCTGTTCGGGTCAGACGCGGTGGCGACCCGCCACCAGGCCGTGGCGAAGGTCCCGGCGGTGCCGTTCTCGGCGGCCACCAGGGGGCCTATCGGCGTCCACGCGCCGCCGCCCGATGTCGGCGTGCTCGTGGCCGGCCCGGACAACGGGAACGAGAACGTGTTGATCCCGACGATCATCACGTCGCCGACGGCCACGCCCGCCGGGATGGTGAACGTGAACGGGGTGGTGTGGGCGCTCTCCCCGAGGGTCGCCGTGGTGCCCGTGTTGTGCGTCGCCATGGGCGCCCCCTCCTGCTAGGAGGTCAGCTGGCTGCCCACGCCATCAGGTTGTACGTGGTGATGCTGTTGCTCGCCGAGCTGGTGCCCCACGCGGCGCCGACGCCGATGGCGCGGTTGGCGGTGGTGTCCACGGTCACCGTCCGCAGCGCCTGCGTGGCCGGCATCGGGATGGGGGCGGCCATCGCGGTCAGGGACGTCCCCAGGTGCAGGACGCCCTGGCCCTTGAAGGAGCCGGAAGCGCCGATCGAGCGCAGCCGGCCCCGCCACCAGGCCTCCCACGGCCACGCCGCCGCGCCCGATCCGGTCGTGGTGGCGGTCGCCTGCGCCAGGATGCTGGTCGGGGCCGCTCCCGCCGAGCCGTTGAACCAGAAGCCGAGCGCCAGGGTCGGCGTGCCGGTCGTGGAGAACTCGCCGTGTGCGTACAGGTACAGCTCCAGCCCGACGTCCATCATCTGCTGCGGGAGGACCAGCTGCGGGGTTGGCGAGATGTCCTGGAATGTCGTGAATGTCGTGAATGCGCTGCCGTCCGCGACGTTCAGCGGGGTCAGCGGGCCGACGATGGGCAGTCTCACGTGCTGGCTCCCCTCACCAGGCCGAGGCGTCGGCGGTGACCGAGGACGCGGCGAAGCTGACCGTGTTCCCGTTGGACAGGGTGAAGCTGGTGACCGCCCCCTGCAGGTACCGCAGCGGGGTCGCGGCCGAGTCCCAGACCTCGATCGCGGTGACGGCGGACCAGGCGGCGCCGGCCGTCCAGGAGACGGCGTTGGAATTGGTGATCACCCCGCCGGACGGGGTGCCGAAGGCGGGGGACCCGAGCGTTGACCCGCCGGCGGTGTACCCGGTGGCCGACAGCTCGGTCCCGTTGGCGGTGTCCGACCCGGCGGTGGTCATCAGCCGCATCTTGAACGGCGGCGTGACAGTGAAGGCCGACCCGCCGCCGGCCCCCGGGGTGTAGGTGGTGGTGGCCGTCAGGCAGTAGAGCGCCTGCATCAGCTTGTTGACCAGGTTGCAGCCGCCCGTGTTGCGGTCCGTCATGCTAGGCACGGGCCGCCTCCCCGGCGAGCACGCCCAGGTCCAGGACGGTCACGGTGAGGGGGCGGCACGCCGTGCAGCCGTCGACTCCCTTGCCGCAGTGGCCTCCCGGGCACGGCTCGCCCGGCGGCGTGACCGCCTGGCACGCGGCCGGGTTGACGTCGGGGCACGGCGCCCCCCTGTGGTTCAGCCCGGCGCCGGGGCAGCTGTTGGCGGCCTGCCCGTGGTGGTGCGGCAGCGCGCAGCACCCCGCTCCGGGGGTGCACTGCAGCGCGGCGTCCAGGTCGGCCACGCGGCAGCCGTCCGCGTGGCCCGCCTCCGGGCTGCACCCGGCCGTGCACGAGACCGTGGTGCTGGCCCGGCAGCCGTTGCATGTCAGGATCAGCCGCATCGGCGACTCCCGTCGTCAGGGGGACTGCGTCACCCCTTCCGGGCCGCTGGTCAGCCTCCCTGGGCCGGGGCGTAGCGCTCGTAGTCGCACAGCGCGTCCCCGTCCTCCGGGCGCACCCCCAGCCGGGCGCGGATGCCCACGTGCGGCGGGTCGGCATAGGCGCGGATCGGGCCGCCGGACGTCCAGGACCCCTTCCCGTCCCGGGCCAGGGCCTCGGACTCGGGCAGGTGCTCGACCGGTCCCGGGACGGGAAGGCCGGCGGCGCTCGCGGTGACCCGCAGCCCCTCGGCCTCCGCCTCGTCGACCGCCCGCGCCAGCCTGGCCACCTGCCGCACCCGGGCGGAGCGGCGGAACAGCGCCCCGGGCTGCGGCATTCCCCTGCGGGCGGCGGCGCGGGGCATGCCGTCGCGCTCCTCGTCGGACTCCGGCGGGCGCTGCGGCTCGTCCCCTGGCGCCCCTTCTCCCTCCGGCGGCCCCTCCGGGGGCGCGTTCGGGTCCATGCCCTCCTCCTGCGCCTGCTGGGCCTCCTCCATGTCGGCCGGGACCGGCGCGAGGTCGGGCAGCGGCAGCGGCTGCGCGCCCATCCGGTCGATCATCAGCTGCTGCGCCGCCATCGCGGGCGGCACCCCCTCGACCTGCGCCATGGGGGCGAAGTCGGCCATCAGGTCGGCGGGGACGGGCAGCCCGGCGTCGCGCAGCGCGATGAACGCGGCCTTCCGGGTTTCCTGCTGGGCGATGATGTCGGCGACCGCCTCGTCCTGGCACGCCTGCCGCTCCTCGTCCAGGTCGATGTCCAGCCCCCGGGTGCGGGTGCGGGCCGAGATCGGCAGCCCGGACGCGCGCAGCGCCTCGGTGAACTGCCGGACGACGTCCTCGTCCCGGAAGTTGAGGACCCTGTACTGCGGCTCGGGGACCAGCAGCTTCGGCTGCTCGGTGATCCGCTGCTCGCCGGTCTCCTCGTCGGCCTCGAGGACCTCCTCCATGACGACGTACCGGCGGCCGTTGCGCTCCTCGTAGTCGTAGTGCTCCTGGGCCTCGGCGACCACCAGCGCCCGCTGCCGGAAGTGCCGCGAGATGTAGCGCTGGTAGTGCGTCATCAGCTGCTCGACCAGCTGCTTGTTGAGGGCGTCGGCGGCGTACGTCTCGCCCTCTCCCGCGCCCTGCAGGAACGTGCGGGAAAGGCCGAACACCTGCAGGATCCGGTCCTCGATCCGCTCGAAGTCAGCGGACAGGTCCGGCATGTTCTCCCGGCCGAACACCGGCTCGATGTCGACCGCGAAGTTGTGGATCAGGGCGCGGAAGTCGCCGGCGAGGGCAGCATCAAGCGCAAGCTCGAAATTTTCGAGGTCATCGTCGGTGGGGATCCAGGGGACCTCGGTCCCGAGGTCGGTGGCGGAGGCGCCCAGCTTGCAGAGGATGAGGGGGGTGTACAGCCGGTCGGCGATCGAGTCCATCGCCGTGTTGAGCATCTCCTGCTGCAGCATGCTCCTCATGGCCCTGGTGAGCAGCGGCAGCCCCCGCAGGTTGAAGGTGTCGCCCTTGAACTTCAGCTGCCGCAGCAGGATGTTGCTCACCGGCATGAAGGCGTTCTCGGCGGTGTAGGCGGCCAGCTCCGGGTACTCCTGGACCAGCTTGTTGTACTCCCAGGCGGGCTGGCGGGTGGTGAGGACCTGGCGGATCGTCCACGGCAGCCGGATGAAGTAGCGCGGCTCCTTCAGGAACGGCGACCGCTCCACCTTCACGTCGTCAGGGTTGAGCAGTTCCTCGTCGTCCCAGATCCCCAGGTCCTCGTTGAAGGTGGCGAATGGCCACGCCTCGCCGGCGGTGTAGTACTCCCTCCCCATGTCCACCGTGAACTCGTGGTAGTCGAGGTTGTCCTCGCCGAAGAAGTGGTCGGTGTAGAAGTCGGCGAGCCGGGAGTCCTTGCACTTCAGGCTCATCCCGAGGACCGGGAACTTAGAGAAGATGTCGACGCAGGAGCCCACGATGGGGTCGGTCTGGTAGAGCAGCCGGCAGAAGGCCCTGACCTTAGCGAGCTCCTCGTTCTGGCTGAAGTCATAAGGGAGGTTGTTCTGCCGCCAGTAGAACAAAGGGTCTCGCGGGCGCCCTGTCGCGAACTGGATGTCGGACCCGCCACCGCCGGAGGCCCCCGCCCCGCCCGCCAGCGCGGTGCGCCGGGCCAGCATCGCCGAGCGGGCGTTGGCCCGGCGGTTCTTGATCGCCTCCCGGACGTCATCGGTCATCTTAGGCTGGCCGTCGGCACCCATCCCGATGCCGATGGTGGCCCCGAGCTGCCCCGCTACCGACGCCTGCCGGGCGCCGGGCACGTACGCCACCCTCATCAGCGAACCTCCCGCACCTTCCGGGGAGGGACTGGTACGTCAGCGGTTCAGGTGCATGGTCTCGCGCAGGTAGCGCATGGTCTCAGGGTCCTGGAGGTGCTCGGCGAAGCGCGCGGGAACCTGGCCGTCGTCATGCCCCAGCCACAGTCCCCTTTTCGGAGAGTCCCGCGATGCCGGCCTGGGAGTAAGAGTGGTATGCCACTGGCCGTTCGGGGTCAGCTCAGTCCAGGTCTGGTGGCCGCTTTCCAGGTATCCCCAGCGGTTAGTCAGCCCTGACTGCCAGAGGGCATGGGCGACCGCATTCGTCCTGTGGAATCCGGGATCCCTGTCGCTCACGCTCGCTCCCACCCCCGCGTCAGGCACCACTGCTCCCAGTCGGTCGGCTGGACGGTGCGCTCGCGGCCCGGCGGCCGGGGAAGCCCCGCCTTGTCGTGGCCGTAGGCGGCCAGCGCCGAGCACACCGTCTCCCCGCGCACCAGGCCGTGGTCGGGCAGCCACAATTCCCCCAGGTGCAGGTCCTCGGCGGCGTCGGCGGCGATGGCCTCCCAGTCGTACCGGTCGCCGAGCATCGCCCTCATCGCGGCGGTGACCGCCTCCCGCTGGGCGCCAGTCTTCGGCTGCGCCGCGTTCGAGGCGGTCCACGGGGAGGCCAGGTAGGCCGCCAGGTCCACCCAGCCGACGCCGCCCGGGCGGCCCTCGATGCCCCACAGGGTGCCGTTCGCGTCCGGGTGATCCGCGACGGCGACGTGGTTGGCGATGTTCGGCTCGCCCTCCAGGGCCTCGCCGAGGCGGATCATCTCCGCCGCCCATCCCGTGGTCCGCACCACCAGGACGTCGCCGGGCCGCACCGCGAGGGCGGTCACGGGCTCTCGCTGCCCTGGCCGGGCTGCCCGGTGCCGCCGGGCAGCGCCCGCAGGTCGGTGACGTTCCGGCACCCCTCGCACCTGATCCAGGCGCACTGGGGGTTCTGGCAATGGTCAGTGACCTTCCTGGAGCCGCAGGTACCGCACTGCCTGTCCATCGCCCCTCCTCTCGTGCTTCCCTGGCGGGGGCCAGATGGCAATGTTCCCTGTAATGATCATAGCGGCAGGGCGCTTCACCCGTAATGCCGGAAGCGGACGCTGTTCTTCTGGACGTCGCTCCACTGCGCGGGGTGGCCGCCGAAGCCGTAGGGGTCCCCGCCCTCGGCGGCGCGCTGCATCTGGCCGCCCATGAACCTCACCACGTCAGGGTGCCGCAGCTCCCGCAGCGCCCGGTCCCCGACCCTCTCGTCATCGTCCCCCAGGTCGGACCATCCCGTGGCGCCGGTGGGATCGCCCCCGTGATGCGTCATCATCGTCCAGCGATTCCGCTCCGGGTCCAGGTGGAAGCCGACCTTGTGCCCCGATTCCAGGTGCGCGTAGTCGTCCGGCCAGTGCTCCTCGCCCGGGTACAGCCCCCGGCTTCGCAGGTCCTCCTGCACCCGGTGCGTGCGCGCCTGCAGCTCGCTGAACGGGATCGCCCAGTTCCCCCGGTGGCCCCGGTAGTGCGCCGGGTATGCGTTGTCGCGGTAGATCATCGGCGTCCCTTAACCGTAGTGCCGGAAGACGTGAGAGGGCTGGTCCCCCATCGGCACCCACCCGGCCGTGGGGTTCTGCTCCCCGTAGGGATCGCCCGCCGCCGACGCCCGCTTCCACTGCTCGCCCATCTCCCTGACCACGTCACGGTGGCGCAGCTTGGCCAGCGACCGCTCGCCCAGGTCCTCGTCGCTGAACCCCAGGTGCGAGCGGATGGCGGTGCCAGCCGGGTCCCCGGGATGCCATGTGCTCATGACCCACTCGGCGGGAGAGCTCAGGGGCAGGTGATGGTGGAGCGACCAGGAAAGGGCGTGGCCGGACTCCAGCCGCAGCGCTGGCCCCGCCTCCCGTGGCACGTTCAGCCGGGCACGGCGCAGCGACTCATGAGCGGCGGCGGTATCCCGGTCCATGCGGGGCGGCCCGTCCCAGAAGCTCATGGCTGCCCCTTACTCGTAGTGCCGGAAGGCGAGGTTCCACCGCTTCTCGCCGGACTCCGGGTCCTGGTCGAGGGAGTAGTGGACGTAGTGGCCGGACTCCAGCGGCCCGACCATCGGCCACTCGTCTTGCTCGGCCTCGGGGCTGAGGAGCCGGTGCCGGGCCAGCTGCCGCTTCACGTCGCCGTAGCGCCCGGGGGTGCCGCTCACCGTTCCTCCCCGCTGCCGGGCAGCGCGACGCCCTCGGCGTCGTGGTGCACGTACCGGAAGCCGTTCCTCTTCGGGCGGGGTCCCTCCTCACGAGGGGAGGACATCTGCGCCATCATCTCGCGGGTCACGTGGCGGCAGCCAAGCTCCCGCTGCACCAGCCGGGGCACGTCCTCGTCGCGGGTGCCCAGGTTCACGTGGATCATGGTGCGCCTCGCCCGGCCATCACCGGGGTGCCAGGCGTTCATCACCCATCCCTGGTCCTTGCGGGACAGGCCGACGCTCACGTGGTGCCCGGACTCCAGGCTGAAGCTCGGGGCGTCCTGGCTATAGCCGTACTGGTCCTTGAACTGAACAGGGAACCCGGCGGCGTGCATCTGGTCGCGGACGGCCCGCAGCCGGACGCCCTGGTCGCGCTGGGTCAGGGAGTCGCCGGGGAACAGCTTGTCGCTGCCCCGGAACTCGCCGTCGCCGGACGCGAAGTGCCGGATGAGGTCATCGCCGCGCGCCATCAGCCGTCCCCGTAGTCGCGGAAGTGATGGGTGGCCTCGTGCCACTTCCCCTGGTAGTGCAGGCCCTGGTCGCCATGCGGGTCGCCCGCCGCGACCGCCCGCTGCCACTGCTCCCCGATGGCCTTGACGAAGGCGGGGCGGCGGAACTGGTCGGCGGCCCGCTCCGGGACCTTGAGGTCATCACGGCCAAGGTGCGAGATCACGTACGAGCCGTTCGGGTCCCCGGGGTGCCACGTGCTCATCAGCCACCCCTCGTGCCCCCACTTGCCGAGGCCGTACAGGTGGCCGGACTCCTGCAGCTGGTTCAGGTCCGGGTCGGACCGGTGCTGCCGCCCGATTCCCTGGTTCCGGAGGTGCTGCAGGATCATGGCCTCCCGCGCTGGCTCAGTGCCCATCAGCCGAACCTCCTCGGCCAGGAGGGGTCGTCATCGCGGGGAGGCGCCATCTGCTCGCGCATCGCCCGCATGACCTCCCCGTGGCCGAGCCACTTCCTGGCCCTGGCCCCGACGGCGTCCGGGTCATCGCCGAGGTCGGCCAGTATCACCCGGGGATTCCGGAATCGCGAAGGCCCCTCGCCTGTCCGCCCTATCGTGGGGTCCGGCTCGCGGGTCACCCACATGCGCCAGGTACCGCGCTCGTGGTTGTAGGGGACGATGATGTGGTGGCCGGTCTCGGTGCGCATCTCGTCCGACAGCCCGGCCGCTCGCAGCGAGGCGGCAGCCCGCTCGCGCCGGGCGTCCTTGTCGCTGGCGGCGAAGTGCCGGATGAGGCTGCTGCCGTCGTCGCCCATCAGCGCTCCTCGTAGTGCGGGCCGGTCAGCCATGCCTGGTGCACCGCCATGGTCCACGACGCGCCTGTCCGGCTCGTCGCCAGACGGGTCGCCGTTGGCGAGCGCCCGCTTCCACTGGGCGGCCAGCCGCCCGACTACGTTCGGGTGGGTCATGAAGTGCCGGAAGCGGTCCGGCACCCGGCCATCTTCCTCGCCCAGGTCGGAGCTGATCACCTCCTCGGTGGGGTCGCCGGGGTGGGAGACGTTCACCTGCCAGCGGCGGTCGCGGTCGCCCAGGTAGAAGCCGAGGCTGTGGCCCAGCTCGGTGCGGAAGACGCGGTGCGGTCCTGGGGGGCCGACAAGTCGCTGCCGGGACAGGGCGGCGTGCACGGCGTCCTCCCGTCGGTCCACCTCGGGGAACGGGATGTGGCCGGACCGGTCGCCCCACCGGCGGCCCTCCTCCTCGCGGGAGATATCCCACTCGCTCACCAGTCGCCCCGTACTCGCGTCAGCCCGCGTAGTAGGACGGGCTGCGCTTCCAGTCGCTGCGCGCCATGGTGCTCGCGTGGGCGGCGTCGCGGTGCCCGTCGTGGGCGGGCACGGTAATCACGTGGTTAGCCTGCTGCACCGTGACCATCGCCTCCTGGCCCGGCTCGATCGGCTCCCCGCATCCCGCGCAGGCGTGCTGGCTCTGGTTCCTGGCTGCTTCCATGGTCTTCATCTTAGCAAGGAAAGCTGTATCTTCGCGACCCGCCTCGCGGCGCAGCGCCGACAGCACCCGGGGATCATGACCGGAGGCGTGCGCGGCGAGGTGGCGGATGAGCTGGCCCTCGGTCAGCGGCTGGCCCTGCAGGCCCCGGTAGCGGGCGCCCTCCTTCTTGCCCTTCGGCGGCGGCTTCTTCTCGCCTTTGCCCTTCGGGAAGGGGGAGCCCTCGCTATCGTCATCGTCACCCGGCGACGGGGGCGCGCCCTCGCCGCCGGGACCAGCCTCCTCATCATCGCCAGGGGGCATGCCGCCTTCCTCGCCGCCTTCCTCCGGGGGCATGCCGCCGCCCACGGGCATCCCGTCCGGGCCGATCATGCCCGGATCCATGAGGCCGCCGTCGGGGCCGACGTCAGAAGGAGCGCCTGGGCCGCCGGGCATCTGGGGGGCGCCCGGGAAGGCCGGCTGGACGCGGACGATGTAGTTCTGTCCGCAGAAGGAGCACGCGATCGTCCCGTCACTCCTGCCCACCACTTGCCCTGAGCCGCAAAACGGACAATGAGACGTGATCAGGGGATCGCCTGGGTCGTGGGCCAACCTGGTGCCGATGCCACGTGCCGCCATGATGCCTCCTGGTCCTTCCGGGGATCATGGCATCATGTCGCGCAGGCGCCGCATGATCCCCGGCTCGCACAGCTTCCGGCCTAGCACCCTCGCAACCGCGTCATCGTCATGGCCCAGGTGCAGGTGCACGACAAGGTCGCGGCCAGGCCAGGTGATGTTGGCCCACCACCACTCGTGCCGGGGATCCCTGCGGCCATGACCCATCCCGACCTGCACGTGATGGCCGGACTCCAGCTTCTGCCGCTGGCTGGTGATCCCGGCCGCCAGGATCGAGTCCCACACGCGCACTAGCCGGGCCATGTCGCCGTCCCTGGTCACGCCATCAGCCTCCGCATCGCCCTCATCGTGCCCGGCTCGGACAGCAGCCGGGCCAGCTCGGCGGCCACCTGCCCGTCATCACGGCCCAGGAACAGGGTGACCACCCCCTCGCGGTCCTGGTGGGTGACGTTCACCCACCAGGACCATGCCTGGGGGCCGTCCGGCCCGGGCCTGCGGAAGACCTGCAGGTGGTGGCCGGACTCGGTGCGCATCGACGGGCCGCACAGCCCGGCGGCCACGACCGAGCCCCAGACAGCCCAGACCCTGAGCAGCGTGCGCGCGTAGAAGGCGTGGTCGCTCCAGCTCATGACCCGAAGCCTCCCAGGGCCTCGCCGACCAGTGCATGGAGCAGGCGCAGGTGCTTCTGCGCCAGCTGGCCGACCGCCTGCGCCCGCTCCAGGCCGGGCCGGATGTCTGCCTGCGGGTCGGCCGCCAGCCGGTCGCGGGCCGTCCGGATGAGCGCCGCAGCCTCGTCCAGCCCGGCAGCGGGGCCGCTGACGTACGGCGCGAGGCCGGGGACGGCCAGGGCCAGCTCGCGGGCGGCTGCCGAGCTGCGGGCGAGAAGGGCCGCTGACCTGTCCAGGCCCTCCGGCGTGAACTCGCTCACGGCTCGTCCCTCGCCAGCATCATGCCGGGCCACGCCTGCGCCATGGGCACCAGCCGGTAGCCGGGAGCGCACCAGTCGCCTTGCGGGCACGGCCTGCCGAAGCCGTCCTCGGCGGGCCCTTCCGGGCAGTGCGAGGCGACCAGCTCGCCCAGCAGGATGCCCGTCTCCCCTCTCGGCAGGTACACGAACACGTTGCCCGGCCCGCTGCTAGTGGTGATGACGTCCACTCCGCTCCCCTCGCTCAATGCAGCTTTCCTTGCTATCATAGCGGACGAGGAAGGGAGCCATCCAGTGGCGACGATAGCGGAGCAGATCGCGGCCAAGCAGGCCGAGATCGCGGCGGTGGCCGAGCGGACGCGGGCCGCGTACCACGCCTGGCAGGACCTGGACCAGGCGCATAACGCGCTGTGCGAAGAGCTGCGGGAGCTGAAGAGGCGCCAGCGGGAAGGCGGGCAGTGATGGCCCGCGAGCAGATGATGCTCCCCGACGCGGTCGCCGCTTACCTGGACGACTGCGCGGTGGCGCACGCGGCCGGGTGGCGCGCCGAGCCGCACGCCACGGTGGAGGAGCTCTGCCAGGTCTTCAGCATGGTGCCATCGGCGATGATGGCGGACTGCCTCGCTGGCCTGGCGGCCAGCGGGGACGCGGAGGTCGGCCTGGTGGCCGGGGAGTGGAGGTCACGGTGAGCGAGGAGCGGCACCTGGCCGTGCGCGTGCGCGACCCGGGGAGCAGCCGGTGGGAGTGGGTGGGCCATCACGGCCAGGGGCTGACCCGGCGCGTGGACGAGGCATTCACCTACCCGGACGACTGCAGGCGGGTGGCCGATGAGGTCGCCAGTCTGGCCCGCGCGCATGGCCTGATCGCTGAGGTCGTAGACCTGGACCAGGCAACGGCGGCCGGACCCCGGGGCAAATGGCGAAACTGGAGGTCGCGGTGAGCGAGAGGCAGGCGCAGGTGCCCCCGGGGACGGACATCACGCAGCCGATGGCGCAGCACGTCGCGCTGGTCATCACCGGGATCCTGGTCGGCATCAGCGAGGCCGACCCGGCGGGGGCGGGCCAGGAGCTGCTGGAGACGCTCGGCCTCAAGGCGGTCAGGCGCAGGATCCGCTCGCGCTACGCCCATGGCGGGGACAGGACGGGATCGTGATGGGCGGCCTGAAGGGCGTCCAGCCGGGCGACGAGCTCATCGTCAGCGACCCGCGCTCTCCCCGGCGCAGGCCGAACAGGGCCACGGTCGCCTCAGTCGGCCGGACCTGGGTGACCGCGAGGGGCGGCCTCCGCTACCGGATCGACGACGGGCGCGACGAGTGCGGGGCCACCGTAGCAGAGGTCCCGGCGGACTACGAGGAGCGGATGGCCTGCCACGCGCTCCGCGAGGACCTCCGGGAGGCGGGAATCCTGACGGGCGGCGCCGAGCTGTCCCGCCCGCAGCTGGAGGCGATCCTCGCGATCGTCAAGGAAGGAGCGCGATGACCACCAGGCAGCACCAGAAGGACCTTGTCAGCCAGGCCAGCGCGGCGCTGGACATCGCGCTCTCGCGGAACATGGGGCTGGAGCGCGTCACGCCCGTCATGACGCTGGCCGAGGTCGCGGAGGCGGTGCGCCGTGCCCGGGGCCGCTACGCGTCGTTCCCGGACGTGCGGGCCGCCCTTGACGAGGCGGTCGCCGCCGGGCTGGCGACTAAGTGCGCTTACGGCTGGATGGCCCGTTTCGAGAAGGGAGCGCGGTGACCGCGCGGCCGATCAACTACTCCACCGTCATCGACCCGATGAAGACGGTGACGGAGTGCACCGAGCTGCTGGCCCGGCACGGGGCGCGGAAGATCCTGACCGAGTACGGCCCGGACCGGCAGCCGACTGGCCTGTCATTCCAGGTGGACGCCCCGTGGGGGCCGCAGCAGTTCCGGATGGAGGTCAACCCCGAGGGGACCTACCGGGTGCTGGCCATGGCGAGGAAGCGGGGCGAGATCGCGCCGCGCTTCGCCACCAGGGAGCAGGCCGCCCGGGTCGCCTGGCGGGTGCTGAAGACGTGGGTGGAGGTGTGCCTGGCCCTGTCGGAGACGGGGATCGTCAACCTCACCCAGGCGATGCTCTCGTTCGCCATGACCGGGCCGGACACGACCCAGTGGGACGACTTCGCGACCGCGAGGGCGATCACGGCGGGAGGCGGCGATGACCAGGCCTGAGTTCCTCGCCCCGCCCGGCGGGGCGCTCGTGGCGGATACGCGCATGGCACTTGCCCTTATCGGGGTGGAAATTCCCGAGGACGACGTCCGGGGGTGGACCAAGTACGAGCTGATGCTCGCCTACGACTGGGCGATGCGGGAGCACCTGAGCGCGTCCGACAACACGGTGCGCAGGCGGCCGAAGCCGTCGTTCGTGACGGCGGCAGAGCGGGAAGGGGAAGGGTAATGGGCAGGACAGGGCAGGTGGCGGCCGGGGACCTGCGGCGGGAGATCGCCAGGGCAGTCAGCCTCGAAGGCCTGAGCGACGGGCTCACGCCCATCCTGCGGGCGCACGGCCGGGATTTCGGCGTGATCGGCATGGGCGTGATGATGCACGAGGGACTGTTCGTGCTCGTCATCCACGGCGAGCGCGGAGGCCGCAAGGACCCCTTCTGGACTATCGCCGACCTGCGGACGGCACTCGTGTCCATTATGGAGGAGGGCATCTTCCCGGGATCAATGACCCTGGGCGAGGGCAAAAAGGTGCTGCTGATGATCTACGGCCAGCTGTTGGGGGTCTCCTCGGCCGCGCCGGACAGGCGCCGGGAGCGCTTCGTCCTCCAGGGGGAAACGCTGTGAGCCCCGGGCCGGAGGGCATCCTGGACCGCCATCCCGAGCTGCTGCTGCTGCATGTCGCGGTGCCCGTCGCCATCCAGGACACCGTGCGGTACCTGGCAGAGGACAGGCGGCTGGCGCTGGCCGCCGAATGCGGGCAGTACATCGCGGAGCACGGCGACGACCTGATGTTCCGGGGCCGGAAGGGCGCGGCGGCCAAGGCGTTCACGATGCTGGCCCACGGGCTGGCGTGCGCGGCGTTCCAGCCGGGCGGCATCGACTTCGCCGGGATGCACTTCTGCGCTGACCACGGCGCGTGCACCGGCGCGGACGGCGGCCCCCCGCAGCCTGCGCCGGTGTGCAAGAGGCTAACGGACACGATCAGGGCACGGGAGGAGTTGCTGTGAACGTTAAGGCACTGATGGAGACGGCCCGGGAGTGGAGGCGGCGCATGGCCGGGCACGTCTACCTTGACTGGAATGACCAGTGGGTGGGGCGCTACCGGAGCGACACCCACAACTACGTCTGCCCGCTGCCCTGCCTGGTGATCAGGTGGCGGCGGTCATGACGGCCAAGGGACAGCCCGACGAGTACTTCGTGAGCATACCGATGGAGGACGCCCTCCAGCTGGCCAGGTGGATCGCCAGTGCGCAACCCGGTGACGTGACGCGAACGGGCGACCATGAGCGGATCTCCTTCGAGCGCATCGGGGACAAGGGGTTCCTGGTCCGGGCCAGGCCGTGGAAGCCGGGGTCGCGGTGAGCCGCCCGGCCCTGCAGTGGGGGTGGGTGCTGTCATGGGCGGACGCCAATGAGGTGCCAGGAGAGGCCCGGCTGCTGTGCCTGGAGAGCGGCCGTGAGGTCGTCGCGGTCAGCCCCTACGGCGAGGACCTCATCCTGGAGACGGCCAGCATGTCCGACCATCGCCCGGGGCTCACCTGGGGCCAGGCACGGGAGATGGCGGGCGAGTGCGATGAGGGGCTGCGGGTCAGGTTCCAGGACGGGTCCCCCGCGCTCGACCTGTCCCAGTACGGGCAGTGCGAGTCCGGCGGCGAGTACGGGCAGGACGGCGAGCCGGCCGGGCCGGAGCTCTACGTCCAGCGGAGGTGGGGATGACCGCGCGCAACGCGCCCCGGAGGTTCATCCGCCTCCGCAACGGGCGGGCCATGGGCTGGAACGGCGAGCCGCACTGGGCGCTTGCGATGGCCGAGCGGGCGGCCATCACGCAGATGAGCCATCCCGTCGAGTGCTGCAAGTGCGGTGCCGTCTACGACCTGGGCAAGATCGAGGTGACCGGGCACTACCTGGACTGCACCATGTGGCGCACCCCGTGCTGCCGGGCGACAGTCGACGACCGGGGCAACTTCGGCGGCTTCGGCCAGCCGGCCTACCAGGACATCCCGAGGCCGCCGCGCCGGGGAGATGGCCCGGGTGAGTAACGGCCACGGGGACGCGACCCTGGTGACCAGGACCGAGACGGTCATCGAGGGACTGCCCGCCATAGGCGGCTGGCTCGACCATGACTCTCCCGGTCCGGTCATACACTTCCACCGCATGTTCAGCGAGCTGCCGCGCGAGGGCCTGGCCGGGCGGCGGATGGAGCTGCGCGCCGGCGGCAGGACATGGGTGTACGTGATCACGGACTATGACCCGGCTACCGGGGAGTTCACGGCGCAATGGCCGGACTGATGCCCGAGCCGTGGGAGGTGAGGCTCCACGTCGGCGGAGGGCGCGGGTACACGATCATCGCGGACGAGCCATTCGACGGCAGGCTCCCCAACCCGTCGGCGACGATAGTGATCCGGCCCTCCCAGCTGCAGCCAGAGCACAGGGACATGACCGTGTTCGCCGGCCAGCCGCTGGAGGTCACGTACCAGGGGAAGCGCTGGGTGTACGTCGTGCACGCGGTTGACCCGGAGGCCGGGCTGGTGCACGCCCGGTGGCCAGACTAGCGAGGAGGACGGCATGACGGAAGGCGAGGAGGCGCGGTCGGTCGCCATCGGCGGCCGGGACGGCAACGGGCGGCTGTTCCTCGACATCGAGAACGGCTGGCCATTTGCGATGGAGCCGGAGATCCAGGTAGACGGCTTCATCGACGCGCTGATCGCCTACAGCCCGGAATGCTACGCGGGTGACCCGGCGGCGCTGGTCGGCGAGCCACTCGTCCTGACGGTGAACGGGCGCCGCAGCGTGTACGAGCTGACGGCCTGGGACCCGGCCGGGAGGTCCTTCACGGCGCGGTGGCCAGACTAGCCACAATTACAGCTTTCCTTGCTATGCTGGGCACGTAGCAGCCCTCCTGAAAGGACTTGAGCATGTTCGGCAAGAAGAGCAACGGCGTGGCCAACCACGGCGGGGAACTCCGCATCGAAGACGTCGTGATCGACGGGGGAGGCCCGCAGTCGGGAGACGTTCCCGTCGAGGACCTCCCGGACGGCGGCACCATCCGGAACACCGGGATCGCCAGCTACGGGGGGAGGACCATCATCAGGGGCTCCGCGATCGGCAACGGCGCCCGGATAGACAACGACGAGTAAGGCGCGCGCAGGGGCAGGCGGGAGGTGCCGCCTGCCCCTGCGGCTATCCGGATGTCCTCCACTATTACAGCTTTCCTTGCTATGATGGGGGCATGGCAAGGAAAGACAGGCGCGTAACCGCGCTGATCGAGATGCCGCCGTGGGTGGGCTGGCTGCTCGTGGTGGACCCTAACGGCTTCATCGAAATCCGCAACGCCGACGGCGAGCTCGTGCGGGGCGTGCACCTCGGCGACATCCTGCAGGGCAAGGCCGGGACGCTATGACCCAGGAAGCAATCGAAGGAGCCAACGGCAGCGAGCTGACCGAGGACGAGGCACGGGCAGTCCGCAGCCTGGATCGGCTCGCCAGGCGATGGCCGCAGACGCTCAAGCTCGTGAGCATGAGCGGCTCGCTGCACGTGATCCACTCGGCCGATGAGCGGTTCGGCTCGGAGGTGAGCACGGAGCGGGGCGAGGCCGTGCTGCACACCATCCACGGCATCCCGAACGACGGGGGCGACTGGTGAGCGCGTCGTTGCTGAAGTGCGCTTACTGCCCGTTCACGGACAGGGAAGAGGACGCGATGCTGGACCACGTCCTCGCGAGCCATCCTGGAGCCAGCAAGGAAGAGGACTGGGATGAGGTTTCCTGATGGCGACGCCGGCATGAAGGCAGCGGAAATGCGGGAGCGCCGGGCCACGGCCGCGCGGCTGCTGGAGCAGGCGGATGACCTGGGCAAGGCGATCGCGGTGCTGCACGAGCGCTTCGGTGGCCTCGCCACCACCATCGCGGTGCTCGCGGAGAAGCGAGACGTGCTCAACCGCCGGGCGGCGGAAATGCTGAAGGGCCTGCCGTGAACGGCGCGGTATCCCTGGCCGACAGGTGCCGCCTCGCCTACTCCATCGAGGGCGAGGCCTGGTACGCGGGGTCCCTGGACCGGGAGCGCCGCCGGCAGGTCATCATCATGTCCGCCCGCGAGGGCGACGGGATCGACTGGGACGTCTTCGTCAGCCCGGCAGGGACGATGCTGCGGCCCCGCCTCGCCACCACCCGGCCGGGGAGGGGCGTCATGAGGGACATCCCCGGCATCATCGGGGCCATCCAGTCGGGTGAGATCCGGACCGTGCGCGGCCTCATCGCCGTGCTGCGGGAGGCCGGCGCCCTCGACGAGACGGAAAGGGACAGGCCATGAGGCTCGGGGGCGGATTCCACCTCGCCTACAGCGCCTGCTGGGAGGCCTGGTACGCGAGGTCCATCGGCGAGGAATCGGCTTCGCTGATCGTCTGGTCCCAGTCTGATGATCATCACGGCTGCGACTGGGAGCTGGTCGTCCTGGGCAGCAGCCGGGGCGAGTTGCAGCCGGGCGCGGGCGGGATCGACCCGCTCATCCGCCGCCAGGCATCAGAGGTGCTGGCGGCGATGCGGGAGGCGAGGACCCTCCCGGAGATGAGGCACGCGCTCGACAAGATGGGCGCGGCCGACGAGACGATGAGGGAGAGGCGCTGGTGAACGCCAGGACGGGAACGGGGACGCTGGGCGAGTACCTGCGGGAGGCGTTCCGCGACTACCTCGCCGCGCTGCCTGAGCCGGAGCCGGTCGACGGGCACGCTGCCCTGGAGCTGCTGCGGCAGGCCGGGATGAGCAGGCGCGAGGCGCGGAACGCCGTGCGGGACCTGTACGGGACGGCCGGGTCGAGCATCGAGGGGCGCGGCTGGCGGATCGCCAGCGCCGGGGGATCGCTGTGGCTGCTGACGGCCACGAGCGAGGGGAAGGGACGATGACATTCTGGATCGAGCTGCCCGCCGGGCCAGGCGAGTGCCTGAGCCTGCCGCCGGCCGTGGCCGAGGGCGAGATGGTGCGGGGTGCCCCTGAGCATCACCCGTTCACCAACCCACGGCGGCAGGCCATCATCTTCTCGGCTCCGCCCGAGATGGCCCGGCATGAAGGGCAGTACGCCGACGACTCCGGCGGCTGGGCGCAGGTGCCGGGCCCTGCCCGGATGCTCACCCGCGAGGAGCACAGCGCGCTCGTCGTCTCGGTCCGCCCGGACCTGGCCGTTCCGGCTGCCGAGGGGCATGATGCGCATCGCTGACCTGAGGACCGGGGACTTGGTCAAGCTGCCGGGCGCCGGCTCCGCGCTGTTCATCACCGACCTGGAGCACCCGCTGTACCCGATGCTGCGGCTGGTCATCTGGCGGACTCCGGACGGCGTGACCTTCATGGACGCCCTGTCCGCGAGGCAGGACCTCGGGGAGGTGGCGCCGTCCACGCTCGCCGAGCGCCAGGCGCGGCTGCGGGCGGCCCTGAACGGGGCGCCATGAGGCTGTCGGCGGCAGACAGGGCCGCTGCCGCCTTCCTCGCCGAGCAGGTGGCGGTGTACGGGCCGCTGACGCGAGGGCAGGTGGCGGACTACGCGGCACGGCTGCGCGACGGCCGCATCCCCGTCGGCTTCCTGGACCCGCCCGCTCACGTGACCGCGTACGGGCTTGAGGTCATCGCGTCCCGGATGGCGCCAGGTGACGTAGTGTCCGGCGCCATCCCGTGGCGGAGGCGGGCATGACGGGCGGATGGCAGCCCGGCAGGCCTCCCGTGCCCGGGTACTACCTCGGGGCGTGGAAGCGCGGCGGCAGGTGGGTCGTGAGCGAGCTGTGGTTCAACCAGGACAGCGCCGGGTCCGGCTGGTGGTCATCCCGGGGCTACCTGGAGGGCACCGGAAGGACGGCCGTCCAGGTCGAGGTGAAGGCCTGGATGCCGGTGCCGGAGTACGGCGGAGAGCCCGTTCCGGGCGAGGAGGCCTGATGCATGAAGGCAGGGACGTGCCCGCTGTGCCTGACCCCGCTGCAGCGCACCCAGGAGGGGACGCTGCAGGAGGGGATGAACGAGCACCTGAAGGTGATCCACCCGGAGCACTGGAAGCGGGGGTGCCGGTTCGGGACGGACCTGGCACTCCGGGAGCTGAGGTGACCCCCGCCGTGGCGCAGCCGGCCCCGGGCGACGCCGCCAGGATCCTGCGCGGCCTGGAGATGCTGCTGGACCTGCCCAGCGCGCCCGTGGTGTACGCCGTCGTGGTGGCCGGGGCGGGAGGCAGGCTGTCAGTGCGGTCGAACGCCGCCCCGTGGGCATGGAAGCGGCTGGTCCTGGAGGCCGCCCGGGTGCTGGACGCGCCGTCGCACCTGAGCCCCGGCCGGGAGGCCGCGATGCTGTCGTCCTACCTCGACGCGCTGGCGATCGAGCGGGGGGCGGTGCCGCGCTGCTGGGAGCACTGCGGGGAGGACCCGGACGGGCTGCCGGGGCACTGCCCGTGCCGGCGCTGCCACGGGCGGCGGCTGTGAAGGCGCCTCATTAAGGGTGATTGGGGCTGAAGGGCCACGGGAGCGGGGTTTCCGTGGTCCTTCACATGGCCTTTTGCATGATAGCAATAAAGGCTATAATCAGGTCGCAGGAGGGAACGCAAGCACAAGTGCAATTGCACCAGCACGTGCAACAGGGAGGGGCAAATGCAGAGAGGCGACAACCCCGGATGGGCTTCCGCGACCGGGCGGGCGAGGCCGGGGGGCATCGCCGGCGGGACGGTGGTCATCCGCCGGCCGCACGGCGACCGGGCGATAGTCGAGTGCGTCCACGGCGACCGGGCGTACCTCAGGGCCACGTGGGGGAACCGGTACGACGCCCCGCTGGCCGAGCTGGACTGCGACCCCGACCAGGACTGGTCCGGGGCGCCGCCCCACCCCTGCCTCGGCGGCGGATCGTGAGCCGCCCAGACGCCACCATGCCGCTCCGCCGGAAGCTGGGGAGGCTCTCCAAGGGCGAGCTGATCCGCCTGCACAGGCAGGGCGGCGGCCTGATGCGCATCGCCGACTACTGGGGATGGACGCATGAGGAGCTCATCGAGGCGTGCGTCGAGGACCAGGAGGGATCCGTGGTGATCCACGAGGAGCCGACGGGAGGGCCCCTGTGAACCTCACCCTGTTCGAGGAGCCCGGCATGGGCGCGGGCACCGTCCTGGAGCAGCTCGCCGCCGCCGGGGTGGCCCTCGGCCTGGACGACGTCCGGGGGTGGACCAAGTACGAGCTGATGCTCGCCTACGACTGGGCGCGCCGCTCGGCGATCCTGCGGGAGGACCCCGCCGCCGAGGTCACTGGCCGCCCCAAGCCGTCGTTCGTGACGGCAGCCGAGCGCGCCCGGGAGGAGGACGCCCCCGCAAACGGGATGGCGCGCCGCGTCGAGCACGCCCTGGAGGTCATCGCGGCCTGCGACGAGGCAGACGGCGCGCACCACCTGCAGTGGGCGCTCGACCAGGCCGCCCGCCACCTGACCGGCTGCGTGTACGAGCCGGCCACCGGCACCACCGGGGAGCCCCTCGGCCACGACCGGCTCGGCACCAGCGGGGCCTACCTGGCCTGGCGGCCGGAAGGCTGGGACAGGGGGATCGCGCCATGAGGCACACGACGGGCAGGCCCCTCCCGGCGGAGCTGGAGGCCCTCGACTTCGAGGCGCGGTACGTGCTGGCGTTCATGCCGCCGGCCCTGAACGGGCTACGGTGGCGCCGCGACCGGGACTGCGCGTCCTGGGAGCTGCTGACCGAGGCCGAGTACGATGCGGGCGACAGCGCGATGGAGGGCTGGTACCTCGCCGAGGGCGAGCACTGCCCGGTAGGGGTCCTCGCGCGGTGGACGGCCACCAGGCTCGGCCTGCCGGCATCAGAGGTCCTCCTGGACCCGGACTGGCATGAGGTGAAGCCCCGGCGGCGGCGCGCGGTGACCGCGCCGCTGTTCCGGGTGAGGAGGGCGGCGCGATGATGGCCAGTCCCGCGATCCAGGGTGCCTGCGGGTGCGGGGACGACGACCCGGCCGGGTGCGTCTACGTCAACGCCGGGTACGCGTGGTGCGGGCCATGCGGCGAGCACCACCGCCCTCCCGCGTGCCCCAGCACCCCGGGAGAGGTGATCGCGCCATGATGGGCGATGCGGGGATATCCCGGCAGGGCGCCCTGTTCACCTGCGTGAACGGGTACCCGTCAGGGCCAGCTGAGCTGACCGTCCGGGTCACCCGCGAGGACATCGCCGGGTTCCGCTCCTACGGCACGCATCCGGTCACGGTTGCGGTAAAGCGCATCACCGGCGGGAAGGTCGCCACCGGCGGGGAGATGGTGGACATATGGCTCCCCGTCGGGGCCGGAAGCCGGGAACTGGCGCATGACGAGCTGACGTACGAGATGACCCGTGACACCGCCGCGCTCATCGACGCGATCGACCGGGCCACCCCGTCGCAGCGGGCGAAGATGGCCCCGTTCACCTTCACGATGACGCTGGCCGACCGGTGACGCGGCGGCCATGGCGGGACGCCAGGGTCACGGAGGCGGCCCTCTCGGTCCTGAGCGCGGGCGGCGGCGTCGCGTGGGGACTCGATCCGGGCCAGTGGCCGTGGTGGGCCAGCGGGATGATGGCTGTCCTGGCCGCCGTGTACCTCGTCAGCGCGACCGAGAGGATGATCAGGAAGGCTTCCTATCGCCAGCTCCTCCCTGGCACGGAACCGAAGACCTTGCGGGAGGATGCCCGCAAGAAGCGCCACGCGCGTTAGACGGCAGCGGCTATCAGGAAAGGGGCGCCAGTGGACGACGTCGGGTGGTACATCGCCACCCTCCACGACCTCCTCGGCCACGATGGGGTGACCGCCGTCATCGGCATGCCAGCGGGCGACCAGGCTGCCTGCGTGCTGTGCCGGCACGATCGCGGCGAGGCCACCAGGGAGGACGTCATCGCCATGATCGGAGGAGGACCATGAAGAACCAGGAAGGGCAGTCATCCCTGCCCGAGCGGCGGGAGTGGGAGCAGGAGCTGAGGACGACGTTCCGCGCAGCGCTCCTGCTCAACCCCGAGGCCCATGCCCTGGCCCACATGGCCGGCGAGGTATTCGGCGCCTACGAGGAGCGCGTGGCCGCCCTGGAGGCGGAGCTCGCGCGGGCCAGGGAGGCGGCAACGAGCGGCGTCACGCCAGAGGACAGGGACACGGCCCGGCACGCCGCCACCCGCATCGTCCGCATCACAAGCCCGGAGATCGATCCGCGCGTGCGGGATGCCCTCGATTCCGCCCTGGAGGAGACGGGCCCTCCCCCGCTGGTGGTACCCGGCATCCCGGCGCTCAAGGCCCTCGCGAGGGACTACCTCGCCGCGCAGGAGGACCTGGTGCACCTCGCCAACCACGGCGCCCTGGCCGGGGTGGCGGAGGTCATCAGGGAGCGCAGGCGGCAGGTGGAGAAGGGATACACGGCGGTGCACGACGACGCGGCGAACCCGGACGGGGGCCTCATGAGCCTGGCCGAGGACGTTCTCGCCTTCGCCATCCAGGACCGCCGCGATGGCACCGCCAGCCCGGCCGGCGATGAGGAGGGGCTGCGCGAGGCCGGAGCGCTGTGCGCGGCCGAGATCGACCGGCTGAACAGGCTCGTCACCCCGGCATGAGGCAGCGCGTCATCACCCCGCCTCGTCCCGCCGGGGCGGCCGTCCGCGCCTGGCGGGCCGTGCGGTGGCGGGTGCGCGACTGGCACCGCACCCTGTGCTTCGCGTCCGTGACCAGGCGGCCCCGCTACTGGGGCATCATGGCGGCGCTCAGCGCCACCGGCACCGCGCTGCTGTCAGGGTCCCCGCTGCTGGGGACCGGGGTGGCATGGGCCGCCGCCGGGGCGCTGGGCGCATCCGCCGTCATCCTGCTGCTCATCGACGCGCTGCGCGGCACGGGAGACAGCGGATCACGAGGCGGGACCTGTTAGGGGAGGCTGGCCGTGGGCTACATGAGGCATGACGCGGTGATCGTGACCGCAAGCGGATGGGCGGTGGACGGGACCGCGAGAGACGTCCCCGTGCCGGACGTGGAGGCGTTCCGCCAGTCGCTGCCGGAGGAGTGGCGGCCCCTGGTGGTCGGCCCGGTGACATCCGTCGTCAACGGGTACCAGAGCTTCGCCTTCCTCCCGGACGGCTCCAACGAGGGGTGGGAGGACTCAGAGAAGGGGGACGAGTACCGGGAGCGGTTCGCGGCCCTGTTCTCGTTCGCCTTCGAGGACGGCTCGTCGCCGTTCAGCGTGCTCGTCATCAGGGCCCGCTTCGGCGGCGACGAGCCTGCCGACGGCAGTGAGCAGGAGGTCATCGTGTCCACCCGCCCGCCGTTGCCCGTCCGGGAGGAGCCAGGCCTGTGATAGCAAGGAAAGCCGTATTAACGTATAGTGGGGGGAACACCGCGAGGGAAAGGGAGTCCCCCATGCACGCGAGCAGGGCCGGGTAGCCGGCGATGCCACGACAGAGGGAAAGCGCCGTCCCCCTCGCCGAGGCGATCGGGTCCGTCATGATGGGAGCGGCCGTCGGGTGGGGCACCGGCTGGACCGGGGAACTGCCGGACGGGATGAACTACAAGCTCGGATTCGAGGACGTCCCCGGTGACGACATGGCCTTCATCACGATGGTCACCGAATCGGAGGGCCCGCGCTGGCCGGGGCATGACAGCAGCGGGCACGAGGGCAGGCGGTTCATGGTCCGCGTCACCGTCGAGGAACTGCCGTGAGCGTCCCGGAGCTGCCCAGGCGGACGGTGACCGTGCACTGCAAGCGGTCCGGGTATGACGTCTACATCGGGCGCCCCGGCCCCTGGGGCAACCCGTTCACCATCGGCCGCGACGGCACCCGGCAGGAGGTCATCCGGAAGTACGAGGAGCACCTGCTCGCCAGTCATGCCCTCCTTGAGCTAGTCCCCGAGCTGGCCGGCATGACCCTGGGGTGCTGGTGCTCCCCGCGCCCGTGCCACGGCGACGTGCTCGCCCGCTACGCGAACGACCCCGCCCTCCTCGCCGCCGCCCTGCTGGACGCCCCGTGAACGGGCAGTGCGCCGGCATCCGGGAGCAGGCCAGGGAACGCGCCCTCGCCGAGTACGGGGACCTGAGCCGCCGCGAGCTGAGGCGGACCGAGGACCTGCTGCTGAGGGCCGCCAGCGAACAGGTCGGCAGGGCCGACCGCGAGGTGCTGGACGGGGAGCTGGCTGCCGTTGCCGAGCTGCTGGGATGATCCCCCCTCATTCGACAAATACAGCTTTACTTGCTATTGTTGGCCTTGCAGGGGAACGACGGCGAGGAGGGTCACATGGCTTACGAACTGGTGCGAGACGGCGACTACCCGGGCACGGACCTGCCTGTGTACAAGGTCTACCCGGCTGGCGACCCGAAGGCCCGCGCCATCGGCGAGGTCTGGGAGACCGGCGTCCGGGGCGTCTCCGGCCGGTTCATCCCCACCGGAACGCGCTTCCAGCTCTCAGGCTCATGGGAGGAGGCGCCGGTGCTTCCCGCCGGCGCCTACGCGGACGCGGCACGGGCCATGATCGCCCTTTACGAGTCGGTGCCCGCCACGCACAGCGCCACGGCCTGACCGGCGCGATGAACAGCAGGAGCACCTGATGAGCAACTACACGATCCTCGTCACCGACCGCAAGCTGGGCGGCACGTCAGCCCATGGCCTGTTCAGGTCCATGGCCAAGGCGAACCAGGTCATCGAGCGGTGCTTCCGGGACCTTAGCGCGGTCGAGTACCGCGACCCCGAGGAGTACGACGTCGAGGCCAAGATCATCAACGGGGTTGAGTGAGATGACGAAGACCGAGCGCGAGGCTGCGTGCCTGCGGTTCGTATGCCCCTCCTGCCACGCGGAGGCGGGCAGCAAGTGCAAGGACAAGGGCCGGGGTCGGCTGCGCCGGATCGCGCGCCCGCACCCCGAGCGCATCGCGAAGGTGAGGGCCTGATGGCGAGGATCCCCCCGGGCCTGAAGGCGGAACTCGACCAGGAGCAGGCCAGGCGCGGCGCCGAGGTCGCGAGGCTGGCCGCGATCCTGGTGAAGCGCCGCGATGCGGGCCAGGAGACTGAGGGCAAGGTTCAGATGTTCCAGCAGTTCACGGAGCAGTACGACCCGAGGCACGTGGCCAGCCTGCTCATCGCGGCGATCTCGCGGATCAGCGAGGAGGACCGGTGAGCAGGCTGTTCCACGACCAGCCGGACGCCGAGGTGCGGGCGCTAGCCTTCGCGTGCCCGCAGTGCGGGGCGAAGGCGGGCGACCGTTGCACGTCACTGCGGCAGGCGGCGTGGCCGTCGCACCTTCGCGCCCGGCTGATGAGGCCGCATCCCCGGCGGCTGGAGCTGGAGAGGGCTTCCGCCGCGAAGGGAGCATCATGAGCGCTGAGTTCCGGCCGCGCCTGACCGTCGCGGACGGCGAGCGGATCATCGCCGCCCTGGAGGAGTCGCTGCACGCGTGCGACGACCGCGATGAGTCGGAGGCCATATCGGGCCTCCTGGCACGCCTCGCGCCCCTTGCGAGGACAGCAGCGGCACGCGACGCGCAGCGGTCGCGGCGGGTGAACTACCGGGTGCACCTGTACGACACCCGGGACGGCAGGTGGCGGGACAGCGCCGACTTCGCTCAGCGGCCTAGCCAGGAGGAAGCGGCCGGGGCCTTCCACCAGCTGCAGGGTCCCGGCTGGTTCGAGCTGCGGCTGTGCCGCATGTCCGGCAGGGATGAGCACCTCGCCAGCTGGACCTGGCAAGACGGCAGCCTGGGGCGGAAGGAGGCGTGATGGCACGGGGGATCGCCGGCTACGGCCGGTATGACGACGACCCAGGGCACGTCGGCTGCCCGTTCGCGAAGTCTGACATGACGCCGTGCATCGCCCGGGACGGGCACACGGCCCTGTCCAGCGGTGGCCTTCGCGTGTGCGTCGGCTGCGGGCACGCCCCCGGGCGGCTGATCACCGACCTCGGCAGGGAGTACCCGCCAGCCCGGGGACCGCAGCCAGCCAACCCGGTCGCGGCGGCCAGGAAGCTCACTGAGCTGGTCCGCGCCGCCACCGAGCCGCTCGCGAAGGGAAAGGAAGAGCCCGATGGCGCGCAGTGAGCAGCACCGGCCGGTGAGCATGGCCGACCTGCTAGACCAGGCGGTGTTCTGGTGCACCAGCGAGGGCGGGATCATCCGGCTGGCCGACATGAGCCACAAGTACCTGGGCAACGTCCGCCGGTGGCTGACGGGCAACGCCGGCACCGTCCAGGAGCAGGTCGCGGCCGAGCTGTCCCGGGATGAGAACGCCGCCGGGGACAAGGCTTCCGAAGCGGGCATGCGACTCTACCTGATGGGCCAGTACGGCGACCCCCGAGGATGGATGGACGACCAGCCGCTGGCGCGGGAGATCGACCGGCTCACGTCCGCCGAGGCGCAGGAGTCCAGGCAGGGCCGCGAGGAGCAGGTGACCGAGATCAGGGCCTGTCCCCAGTGCGGGGCGCAGCCGGGCCAGCAGTGTGTCTCGCTGTCGTCCATGAGAGGCCGCGTGCTGAACCACCCGCACGCGGCCCGGATGAGGCAGCCGTGAGCGGTCGTCCGCAGTGGGAGCCCGGCATGAGGGTCGAGCTGGTCGAGCATGTCGATGCCACCAGGCAGCCCCGCGAGAACGGCCGGGTGATCCCCGGCGAGGTCACCGAGGTGACCAGCCTCTACGTGATCGTGCGGCACGAACTGTCCAGGCGCCCGGACCCGTTCTTCGCGGACTCCGGGTGGCGGGCCTGGGACGGCATGTTCAGCTGGCGGCTGCGCCCGGCGGTCACGCCATGAGCGCCCGCCGGTGCCCCGCCTGCGGGTACACGGACCCGCACCCGGTAGTCACCCACCAGGAGTGCAGGAAGCGGGCCAGGGAGGCCGCCCTGCAGCGCGCGCTGGATGATGGCCGCCCGCTGGACAGGAAGTGCCCGTCCTGCGGGCGGCTTGACGTGGAGTACAACGGCAACTACTGCTGCCGCTCCTGCGACTGGGGGCTACCAGAGGACGGCGACGTGCAGCCGTGGCTGCGCAGCCTGATCAGGCTGCGGAGGTCAATGGGGAAGGACACCGCATGGGAGGAGCAGTACCTCGACTCGCCCATGCCAGGACGGCGGGGAGGAAACCGGTGAGCGCCAGGGACGAGTGGAGGTCAGCCCGCACCCTGGAGGACCTGGGCGAGCTGACGGCCAGGTGGCTGGAGGGCAGCCTGGATTCGGTGCCCGGCCACTCAGGACCGCCAGCGGATGAGACGCGCTGCATCGCGCCCACTCTGGCCGTCCTGAACAGGGCGGGGTACGTGACTACGTCCTCCCAGCCGGGACTCACCTCCTGGGAGGACGGCTGCCAGTGGCGGCAGCGGGCCTTCGTCACGGGCCTGACGGGCTACCGGGCAGCGGTGGCCATGAGCAACGCGATGCTGCCGCTTGGGTACTGGGTCATCGTGAGCCATACCCCCCGCCGGGGGCGCCCTGGCAGGGACCTCCCCGTGACCTGCCAGGGCGACCGGGAGGTCACCGGCGCGGGCCGCGCCCGGTCGCTGGGCGACCTGCGGAACTGGCACACGGGATTCGGGCGGTGCCACCCGGACGCGGTGGCCGCCGTCGCCGGCGCGCTGCAGGTGACGGTCATCGACCGCGAGTGGGGCAGCAACCTCATGTGGGACCGCCTCACCGCCGTCGTTGCGTGAATACAGCTTTTCTTGCTATAGTGGACCTGTAGGCCACCAGCGAGGGGAGCACCCGACGATGAGCAGGGAAACGGCGCGAAGGATCGCCAGGAGCCTGGACGTGATAGCCCGCAAGCCCGGCGGCGCAGACGGCGCGGACCTTTCCTTCATCAGTGACTTCTACTACCGCCTGAGCGCGGCCGACGCCCGGAAGGTCTTCCGCTACACCACGGCGTTCCCGTCATGACGCCGCGCGAGCACGACGAGAAGCAGGCGGCGCTGGATGGCGACCTCGGCATGGCCCTGGCACGGCGGACGACGGCCCGCAATGCCGTCCACCGGCTGGCCGGCGACAAGCTGCGCTGGCACGGCCGCGTCCAGGAGTGGGGGATGAGCTACGACGGGGCGCTCATGGCCGTGGCGGGGACCGCCCGGGAGGGCGTGGACCCGGTGGCCGTCACCGCCGCCAGGACGCTGGCCGATGCGGAGTTCTGGAGCAAGAGCGTTGCGGCCCTGAAGGACAAGATCTCGGTCATGGAGGCCGTCTACCGCAAGGACCCGTGGCCCCGCTACTTCCCCTGCCTCAACTCCGACGGCCACGTCCACCGCTCCGAGCGCGGCTGCAGCACCCTCCGCTACGACACCGCGATGGGGTGGGACACCAGCCTGTCAGGGCAGCCGGTCGAGGCGTGCATCGCGAAGCTGGGGCCGCGCCTGTGCTCGGTGTGCTTCCCCGACGCCCCGGCCGAGCACTGCCGGTCGCTGAGCGACATCACCCGCGCCGACCGCGAGGCCGCCAGGGCGGCCCGGCAGGAGGCCAGGTACGCCAAGCGGCTCCGCGATAACGAGCGGTTCCGGGAGACTGCCCATCCCCAGTGGTGCGAGACCGTGGCCCGCTGCAAGGAGATCCTGCGCGATGAGGTCGAGTACCGCGACTACTACGGGCGCGGCGAGCACTCCAGTCACGCCGCCTCGGTAACGGACGCGGCCAGGGCCGCCGAGGTGCTGCTGGCCCGCGAGGCCGCCATCCCGGGCACCGGCGCCACCCAGGACGAGATCGACCGCATCATCGCCAGCGCGGTGAAGAGGAACCGGAAGGACGGCGCGAGGATCTGATGACCGATGAGGAGCGGGCCGCGCTGCATGAGATGGCGCGGCCCGAGAACCAGTCCAGCGACGCGGTCCGGTACCGCATCGCCAGGAACGAGTGCGAGATCGAGCGGCACCTCGGGACGGCGGCCTGGCATGAAGCCAAGGCCCTGGAGCTGCAGGACGAGAACGAGCACATGCGAGCCGTGCTGGAGGCCAGGAAGGAAGGGGCGGGGACCTGATGATGTACGTGATCAGCTTCAGCGCCAGGGTGAGGCCGAACGACCGCGAGCGGACCGAGTTCCGCGAGGAGGTCGACGCCCACAACCAGCAGGTCGCCCTGCTGAAGGCCGGGATGGCGATCGCCGGGCGCGGCGAGTCGTTCATCGGCTCCAGCATGCAGGGCCTGGCCATCAGGCGGCGGTCGTGGTGAGCGGCCGGGAGCCGTGCCGGGGCGACGACGGCCTCGTCCGGCTGCTGGTCAGGCCGTCAAGGGGCGCCGCCACGATCAGCAGCCGGCTGCTGGCGCGGCTGCGCGCCGAGCTCAGGCCGCTCGGGGTAATCATCCCCGAGGGCGCCGGGCCGCGCCGCGTGAACGCCAGCGCGGCGGACCGGTGCAACGGGGCGTGGTCCTGGTGCATGGAGCCGGCCCTGTGGCCCGACGGCTCCACCGTCGGCTCCAACTACCCGATGGGCGTGATGGCGAGGTGCGCGGCATGGCGCGTCTCCCGGATAAGCCAGGTGGGCAGCTACGGAGACTTTTACGTGGACCCGTGCGACGCCTGCATCACCCGGCACGGCCGGGTCAGGTTCTGATGGCGTCCTGGAAGACGATCGCGGGCATCCTGGCCGCCCGCATGGCGGAGACGGAGGGCGTCGCCGGCGGCTGCCCCCAGCACGGGAGCGCCTGGCGCGAGCACCACCGGGACTGCGCCTACTGCGAGGACCAGCGGGCGTACTCCGCCTGGCTGGAAGCCGGCGGCCATGACTTCCGGGAGCCGCCGTACGAGGGCAAGTCAGTATCGGTGCTTGACCTGCTGCCCAGGCACCAGGCGGCAACCAAGGAGAAGGACGGTGAGTGCATCGATGACCAGTGACCGCAGGCGCAAGCAAGCCATCCGCCAGCGGATGGCGGAAGCCGGCGAGCCGTACTCGGTCGCCGCACGGCACGTTGACGAGGAGCGCGCCGCGAGGCGGCAGGCCTCGGCAGGGCCAGCGAGTGAAGCGGAGGAGGACGGCGATGAGCTACGGGACTGAGCCAGGGCTCGTGACCGTCACGTTCGACCCCCGGGACCCGGTCAGCGTCCTGCGGGCGCTGCGCGAGGCCGTCGGCCGCGACGTGCTGAAGGTCGTCGCGGACGCGGAGGCGCTCCGTGGCGAAGGCTGAAAGCGACCGGGAGCGCAGCCCGGCGGTGCGCCGTGCCCTGAACGAGCTGCGGCTGCTGCGGTCCCGGGAGGAGCTGGCCAGGAGGCAGAAGCAGTATTACGAGAAGGCAGTCGCCGCGCTGAGCCCGGAGGAGCTAGACCAGTACCTGCGCATCGCCTACGCGCAGGGCGCGCCGGCGATCCCGGAGTGCCCCTGCCAGTGACCAGGCCCGCGAGGCCCGTGCCGCGACCCGGCGCGGGCCTCGCGTCATCCCCTCCTAATGGCAAGCAATCCTGTATTCTGAGGGCATGAAGCTGCCATCCATCCTGACCCGGCGCGGATTCGCCTGGTACGCCCTCCTGGCGTTCACCATCTGGTGGTGCTCCCGCAACCCGCATGACGCCGCCGCCGCCGGGCGCAACCTGCTCCGCTTCACCGCCTATGCCGTCGGCCAGCTCTCGGTGTTCGCCCGGAAGGCAGCATGATGAGGCTGCGAGCACGCAATGCGCTCTGGCGGCTGTCTGACTGGCTGTGCGCACACAAGGCGACCTTCGGGCTAGGGCACCAGGTCGGCGAGCTCGGCTGGAAGCTGCGACGCCCCGGGGACCGGGCGTGAGCCCCGTCGTCATCGCGGAGGCCGCCACCGGGGCGGTCGCCGTCATCGCGGTCGCCGCGCCGCTGCTGGGCCTGATGGCGGCCGAGTCCGTCATGCTGCTGGTGCCAGCCGGATGGCGGGCCAGGAGGCGGCACGGGCGCCCCCGGCCCGCCATTCCCGCCCGGCTGCGGCGCATCATCGGCTCCGCTGACCGGCACCGGTGCTGCTACTGCCACTCGCGACACGAGCCGCAGGTGGACCACATCCGGCCGTGGTCACTCGGGGGCCTGTCCGCCGCGTGGAACCTCGCCATCCTCTGCGGCCACTGCAACCGGGTGAAGAGCGACTACTGGCGGCACCGGGACGGGGACGTGCACTACAACCCCTGGGAAGGGCACGGCGACATGCACCTGGCGGCCATGATCCTCGCCCGGGAGCTGCGGCACCGGCGCAGCCCGCTGCGGTGGGCGCGGCTGGCCATCGCGGCGTGCGCCGTACGGTAGCGCGGGCGCCGGCCTCTCTTGGTGAATACAGCTTTCCTTGCTATAGTGGGGTCATGAGCACAGCAGCTGGGACCGGGACCGTGATCGAGGTCCGGCGCGCGGAGGCCCGCTTCCCCGGGCAGCGCAGCCGGGCGTTCACCTACAGCTGGAAGGCCATCGCGGACGAGGACTTCCCGCGCCCTGACGGCACCGTCTTCCACCGCCCGGCGGGCACCTGGGTCGAGCACGGCACCAGCATTGTCGCGCTGCGGGACACGCTGCGGCGCAAGTTCGGGCGCGGCATCACGATCAGCGAGGACTGGAAGCCATGAGCGGGGAGATCACCGCCAGCCAGGTCGGGGCCCTCCGCGACGAGGCCGGGCAGCATGGCGACCTGGAACAGGCCGCCATCTGTGAGCAGGCCCTCGGCGGGGACTTCACCGCGTGGGCCATCTGCGTGGAAGTCATCAGCTACGCCGCGAGGGAGAGCCGGCCATGAGCACGCGGAAGAACATGATCGCCCGCGCCAGCGACGGCACCGAGGTCGTCCTGCGGACCGCCGGGGGATACGACACGGCGGGCCTGATCCGGCGGCCCGACGGCACCTGGTACATCGCGGCGCAGGGGAACTCGGCGGAGTCAGTGCGCAAGCGCACCCGGGCGGCCGTGAACCGCTACCACGGGGGCAGCGCCCCCATCGAGGTGCGCCCCCTGCACGAGGAGACCGCGCCGATGGTCCGCGACTACTTCGGCACCCACGACGTCAGGATCACCAGCTGCTTCTCCGAGGGCCAGTGGCGCCTGGTGCTGACCTCGTCCGGCCAGCCAGGATCATACCGGGGGGACCGGACGATGCTGCGCAGGCTGGCGCTAGCGGGCGTGGAGGCCGTTGCCGTGACCGGGCAGCGGCCGGGCGAGGACCGCCAGCGGACCGCTGACTTTCAGATGGACGAGATCGCCCGGAGCTGCGGCTTCCGGCTACCGCAGCGGGCCGCGTCATGACCACCGAGGAGTGGCAGGCCCTCCAGGACGAGCTGTACGACAGGTTCTGCCGTAAGGAGCTGGACCCCGGGGAGTACTGCGAGGCGTCCCTCGGCCTGGGCCCTGCTGCCGTCGCCATTAACGAGGAACGCAGGCGGATCGTGGAAGCCGGCGGGCGGATCGGGGTCGCCAGGGTGCCCCACGCGGACAGCACCCGCGTGGGGCACTACGGCGTGTACGGCCTGCCCGACGACGGCCACGTGGTCATCGAGTACGAGGGCTACGAGCAGGACGGCGTCCAGCACGGCATCGGCGGGCGCAGGAGGCCGGTCCGCTACAAGGCGCTGCGCGACGGCCTGGACATCACGATCTTCGGGGAGGGGCAGTGAGCGGCAGGCAGCTGAGCGAGCGGGAGACCCTCCTGCTGCGGGTGATCTTCAAGAGCATGCCGGATGGCATCAGCCGTGACCAGCTGGCCGAGGAGATGCAGTTCATGACGGGAAGCGCTACCCAGGCTGGCATCACGCGGACAGTCGGCTGCCTGTGCCGCAAGAATCTGGCCTGGCAGGCCGTTCACGTCCACGCCGGCCGCAAGGCACAGTTTTACAGGATCACCGATACGGGCCGTGATGCCCTGAAAGGCGACATGTCCGGCCAGTGGATCGCGAGGAGGAAGCGGTGAAGGTCATGACCATGAGGATCGCGGGAAGCGAGGTCAGGGTGGGGGACGACGTCATCTTCCTGGGCACTCCGCACCACGTCACGTCCGTCGAGCCGTACTCCCACCCGGTGGCCACGGGGGGCGAGCAGTGGGCCATCGCCTACGCCGCCACCCCGGAGCGGCCGGCGAAGGGGAACGCCTGGGCGATCACCCTGGAGCCGCACTGCGACTATGACATCACCCGGGTGGTAGCGCCATGATCATCGACGGCCTGACCGCCCGCGAGGCGAGGGCGCTGGCAATCCTGGACGAACAGCACGGCCCGGTCACGGTGGACGCCCTGCACGCGGCGATGACGCGGAACGCCACATGGCTCACCCTGGGGGCCGTGAGGATGACGGGGGAAATCCTCGCGGGGCAGCAGCTGGCCGCCCGGCGGGCCGACAGGCGGTACGTGATAACCGAGGCAGGGCGCGAGTGGGTGAGGCGGAACCGCAGCGCCCTGGACGAGATCACCCGGTCATGAGTGAATTCCTGCACCACGTCTCCAGCCAAGACAGGATCGAGTTCAAGGAACTTCCGGGCGGCATGGTCAGGATCTTCATCCTCGGCCCGAGGGGCGGCGTGCGGGCGAACATCACCGTGCGCCGGAGCAGCCTGGAGACCCTGGCCATCCGGATACTGGCGAAGAAGGAGAACCGGGGCGAATGAGCGAGACTGAGTCGCTGACCGATGAGCAGCTGGACTGGCTGGAGCGCCGGTACACCCCGGCGGAGGACCAGAAGTGCGTCGTATGCGGGGCGCCCCTGCGGTTCTCCCATTCCGAGTCAGGGGAGAAAGCGGTGTACAACTGCTCCAGCGACGCCGTAAGCCCGCTGCGCAGCACCCTGCCGTTGCGGGAGCGGATCGAGCATTACCGGCGCAGCGCCTGGTACGACCAGGGAGAGGCCAGCGTCGTGGTGGTGGCCGTCCGGGAGCTGCGGCAGTGGCGCGAGCACGCTAAAGGGCGCGAGAAGGCGGCGGTCCGCGACGAACTGGACGACATCGCCGCCGACATCGCCCTCCGCATGAAGAACGCGGCACGCGCCGACGCGCTAGCCATCGTTGCCGCGTTCAGGCAGCGGAACGAGGCCCGGTAGCCATGGCCGAGCAGGTGCTGACGGGCAACGCCGGCGGCGAGCGGCGCTGGGCATTCATGGAGGGCCTGGACATCGGGGCGGACGGCGACCCGTACCTGGACCGGCTGCGCATCGTGCAGACGCCATGGGCGAGCCTCTACCTGCACCACATCCACCGGCCCGACCGGGACCACGACCCGCATGACCACCCGTGGGCGTTCATCTCGCTGGTGCTGGCGGGCGGCTACACCGAGCTGGCGTGGCGGGACAAGGAGCGTCCCTCCTCATTCCGGACCCGCGAGCGAAGGCGCTGGTCGGTCGCTCGCACCCGGCGGTCCTCGGCGCACGTCATCACCGGCATCGAGGGACCGCTGTGGACGCTCGTCATCACCGGCCCGAGGCGCGCGGAATGGGGATTCTGGAGGCTCGGGGAGTTCATTCCATGGCGCGAGTACACCAGCCGGGCCGAGGACTCATGAGCATCCCCTCGAATTCCTGCGAGGACAACGGGTGCCCGGCCTGCGGGTCCGACGACTACAGCACGGAGCCAGGGGACGACGGCACCCCAGACTACGAAAACGGCCTGAAGACCTGCGATGAGTGCGGGGAGTCCTGGATATGACCACCGTCCTGGAGATCTGCGGCGGCGGCGGCGGGATGGCCCTCGGGCTGGAGCAGGCCGGGTTCGAGTGCGCCGCGATCGCGGAGATCGACCATGACGCCTGCGACACGCTGCGCGCCAACCGTCCCGGCTGGAAGGTCATCGAGGGCGACGTCCGCGACCTGGACGGGAAGCAGTTCGACGGCATCGACCTGGTCGCGGGCGGGCCGCCTTGTCAGCCCTTCTCCGTCGGCGGCATGCAACTGGGGGAGGGCGACGAGCGGGACCTCTTCCCCGAGGCGCTGCGAATCGTCGGGGAAGCCCGGCCGCGCATGGTGATGCTGGAGAACGTCAAGGGCCTTTCCCAGAAGAGGTTCCTCGGTTACCGGGCCCAGGTCATCAAGAGCCTCTGCAAGATGGGATACCGGAGCATCCGGTGGCGGGTAGTTAATGCCAGCTCGTGGGGGGTTCCCCAGCTCCGGCCACGGATGGTCCTCATCGCCGGGCGTAATCCCTCCTCCCTTTCCCTCGCCGGCGTCGGTGCTGACGGATCGCCGCTCACTGCCCTGCACGCAAGGGTGCCGTGGGCGCTCAGCATGCCTGGCGCGTCGTCCATGGCACCGTCCGTTGGCACGACCCTGCATGACCTCATGGCGTCCCGGGGCTGGCCCGGCGCATATGACTGGGCGATCAAGGCCAATGACATCGCCCCGACGATCGTCGGGGGAAGCAAGAAGCACGGCGGCGCCGACCTCGGCCCGACCCGGGCGAAGGAGGCATGGCGGCGACTGAGGGTCGATGGCATGGGAATAGCCGATGAGGCCCCCGGGCCGGACTTCCCCGTGGACGGGCTGCCAAGGCTCACCCTGCGGATGGTGGCACGGCTCCAGGGCTTCCCCGATGACTGGCTGTTCTCCGGCCGCAAGACGTCGGCCTACCGGCAGCTCGGCAACGCGTTCCCCCCGCCAGTCGCCAGGGCCTTCGGCGAGTCGATGGCGGCGGCGCTGCGGGGCAATCCGGCTTGCCCCGGGTTATGCTCGTAAGTGCCGCCGACCCCCCGTAGGCGGCACAGGGCGGCGATGCCCCCGTCTCGCCGGCCCGTCAAGGCGGCTCTTCGGCACCAGCAACCGAAGGGCCGCCGCCCTTTTCAGAGGGCGAGCAGCGGGGCCGCCTCGGCCAGCTCCCCGGCGCCAGCAGCGGCGCCGCCGCCTCCCATGCCGGGCAGCAGCGACCGGAGGCCCTGCCCCTCGAGCATGTGCGAGGCGGCACCGCCGCCGTGGTCGCCCCCTTGCGGCGCGGCCGGGCCAGGGCCGGCCGGGGTGTCGGAGATGACCTGGGACGACAAGTCCGTGGCGGCGGTCAGGTAGCGGCCCACCACGGCGCGGGCGATCCGCCCGCACTCCGGCTCCGGCAGCCCGGGGTTGGACCGGGAGATCATGGCCTCCACCCGGATGACCTCCCGCAGCACCGGGTCGGCGGAGGCCTGGCGGGGCGGCAGCGGCCCCTCCCCCGAGCCGGCGGGGAGGGTGGGCGCCATGCCGCCCATCTCAGGCGACGGGACGCCGGTTTCCAGCGACCCCGGTCCCGTCCCGGTTTCCGGCGGGGTGAAGGCGGGCATCATCGCCGACTCGGGCATGGCGTCGGCCTGGCGGCGCAGCGACCCGGTGGCCTGGGTCACCGGTCCCGCGTACGGCGGCCGGGGCCTGGTGACATCCGGGGAAGGGCCGCCGGGGGCGCCCTGCGGCACCTCGGCGTAGGAGCCGGAGAAGTCCGGCCCCTCGTCGTGCTCGTCAGGCTTGGCGGGGCCGGACCCGTAACCGGACCCGTTGCTGGCCAGCCCCGCCACCTCCTCCGCCGGGTCCTGCCCCTCGGCGAGGGCCTCGCGGCACAGCTCATAGCGGCGCCGGGCGGTGGCCATCAGGTCTTCGGGATCGAGATCGCAAGCGTGCGCGATGGCGGCGATGGAGCCCTGCGCGAGGGCGCTGCGGTGCGCGTACTCCTGCGGGGAGCGGGCGGCCAGCAGGAACGGCATCACCGTCTCCAGGTGCGCGTCGGCCAGGTCGAGGGCCGCCTGCCGCCGCCCGAGGTCGTGCTCGGCCCAGCTGCCGTCCCACAGGTCGTCGCTCACTGCGCCCCTCCTGCCATCGCCCGTGCCCCGTGCTGGACGCGGGCCCGGAATGCCGCCAGCCGCTGGCTGGCCACCCGGTCGGTGCCCCGGTCGCCCTCATACGCGGGCTTGTTAGAGTACCCGGGCTGATTGGCGGAGTTGGGGGCGACGGGGGCCAGGGTGGCGTTCTCCGGGTGCGCCCCGGAGAAGGTCTGGGTGAACGGGCCGTCCGGCTGCTCTGGGCGCTGCGGCTTCCCCATCACGTCATCGGGGACCACCGGCCCGCCGGACAGCGGCGGGGCACCCTGGTAGGGCGGCGCCCCGCCGGGGGCAGCCGCCTCGGTGAGGCCGCCCATCGGGGGTTGGGTGCCAGGGCCGTTCAGGGGGGTGGCGCCCATGGGGTCCGGGGAGGTTCCCGGACCGTCGGTGATCAGGTCGGTGGAGGTGGCCGCCTGGCGCTGGACGTACGCCCCGGTGGCCTGGATTCCGGCCCTGCGGGCGTGCTTGCGGGTGAACGAGACGTGCCGCTCGATCCGGTGCGCCAGGTCTGGGTGGGTGCCCATCGCGTGCGCTGCCAGCCACTCCTGCTGGGCACCCGGGGCGTCGGTGATGCCGGAGTACAGGCCCGCCTCGAACCGGGCGCTGCCCTGGGACACGAGCCGCTGCCCGGGTTGCCACCGGGTGGCGAACAGGTACCCCTTGCGGAAGTCCGGGTCATCGAAGAGGGCGTCGGGGGCGAACGTGGCCGACGCGCGGCGCAGCGACGCGGTCCTCGACGCCTTCGACACCTGGAAGGCCCGCTGCGCCTCCTGGGCGTTCGCCGCCTGGCCGGAGTCACCTCCCAGGGAGCGGGGCGCGTCCATGGGGCCGGCCGGGGCCTGGGCGCCCGCGTACCCCTCGGAGTAGCCCTTCACGTAGGGGGAGACCCCAGGGGAGGAGTCGGCGAACGCCGGCCGCTCGCCTGATGCCCGGTCGGCGCGGCCGGCCTTCTCGCCCGCCGCGTAGTCCGCGCCGCCCGGCTGGTCCGGGGGGGTGGTCTGCGGCGAGTTGTACGGGGGGTGCAGGTCGTCGGTGGTGGAGCGCGGCTGGGACCATGCGTCGGCAGTGTGCAGCGCCGCCGTGGTGCCGCGCTGCTCGGCGTACAGCAGCGTGCCGGGCGCGGTGTGCATCTTGCGGCCCTCGGCGTAGGCGGCGAGGTACTCGCCGTGCAGGTCGCGACGGCCGGTGGACTTCTCGTACTCGTCGGCCGTCATGGGGGCGCGGCCCACCATGCCGTGCATCAGCCCGGCCGTCCCGTTCCAGCCGCTCAGGTAGCGGCCGTGCTGGATCTTGGAGTGCCCGAAGTCCTCCTGGTGGCGGGGCTTGCGGCCGTCGAGGGCGTCGGCGTGGCCCATCATCCGGGCGCCCTGCGGCGGCAGGTCGGACTTTGCTCCCTGGCGCGCCTTGGGGCGCGGCCCGGCGGGGCTGGTCACCCACTGCTCCCCGAGGGAGTCCCCGAGGGGGAAGGCGACCCCCTCGGGGAGCTGGTCGTCCTCCGGGGACGGGACGTTATCCGGGTCGGTCACCTGCTGCACCTGGTCCAGGCCGGAGGCGGCAGTATGAGCGTTGCCCCCGTTAGCAGGAGCCTTGTCCTCGGTGCGGTGCTTAATCTCCCCGCAGTATGATGACGGGTCTCGTTTTTCGCTGTTCCGGGCGACGCAGTCCTCGAAGTCCCGGTACCCCGCGAACGGGGCGCCCTTCCGGAGCGAGGCAGTGAGGCGTCCTCCACGGCGGTC